AATGACAATCTACCCCAAGGGTATGAGGGTCTGACGGATAAGATCACCTACCCTGCCCTAATGGGACGTCCTGATCAATGGAATGATGGATGGATGGAGTCTGAGCTAAGGCTTTATAAAAGAATCCGAGGTGACAAACTGCTATCCATAAAAAACTTAGGCAAGGTCGCTGAGGTTGGTGACGTCTTGACCTTTCATTTAACTGATGGTGTAACTGTGTTAATCACTGTAACCAAGGGGGATGTATGAGCTATAAAAATATACCAACTGTCATCTTCGATGTAGATGGAACATTAGCTGACATCGAACACCGGAGGCATCATGTCTCTGGGAAGAAGAAGGACTTCAATAGCTTCAACAAAGAAATGGGCAATGACGTAGCTAACGAGCCTATCGTTAAGCTTTTAAAGATGTGCTGTGAGTCAGGGTATCAGATCATTTATTGCACTGGTCGCATGGAAAGAGACCGTGACGTAACCATTAATTTCTTAAACAAGTTATCGGTCACTGACAACTTTGTACCTGAGCATCTTATTATGCGTGCCAATAAGAGAAGGTCTGACCCCGATTGGGAGGTCAAACAGGACATGCTTCATGAGATTCTTAAGACACTGGACAAGGAGAACATCTTGTTCACGGTAGATGATCGGCAGAAGGTTGTTGATATGTGGAGAGCTAATGGCCTCACCTGTTTACAGGTAGCAGAAGGTAACTTTTAAGGGGGATGTATGAGTAAATATTTGGTAGGCGTAAAGATTTATAACTGCTTTGAAGTTGAGGCCGATAGTCCAGAGTTAGCGCAGGAGGTTGTAAGAGACATGGACAATGATGAAATCCTATTTGATTCAGACTTTAATGTTACCTATATAGACGAGGGGGATGTATGAGTAGATGTATGAGTAAAGAGATCGAAGTAGCCGTATGTGAGGAGTGTGATTCAGAAAAGATCCACGCATCAAAATCCGTCTTCTGGGATAAAGAAACAGGTGAATGGTACTGCGATCCTGATACTAACCTCTATGATACATGGTGTGAATACTGTGAAGGAGAATGCAACGTGTACTACATAAAAGAGGAGGAGCTGAAGGTATTGCAAGTAACAAAGAGACTGCAAGGGGTAAGTGTCTAGCTGTATAGCACATACAGGCACTTGCCGATTTCTCGGGGCCGCTCATAACTAACTAACTAATAGAATTTAAACTGGACTAGGCGTAGAAAACCTAGACTTTATTATGCCTGTAAATCGCCTGATAGTCAATGGTATCAAGGGTTTCAGGATTCTCCTCTGGCTAGACCGGAGTACAGCAAGGGATTAACATGAACACAATTCATACAGCAGTAACCATCACCATATCAGTAACTACGCTCAGCATTATACTTTTGCTGGCGGCAAAGTTATGATACAAAATAATCTAGGAGATTAGAATGATAAAAATAATGGACTCACAAAGCTGGAAGCTTCAAGACGCTGACGGCAAACAGGTAGAAGTCGGTCAAGTTATTATTGATCGGGACGAAAAATCCTTTGAACTTTCTGGTGGTATGCCACCTCACAAGCCCTCTTCTTCTGGCCGCGTCTATGGTACATGGGCCAATGGACAGAGTGGAGAGTATTTTCCACATGTATTCAATCTTAGATGGGTAGAGATGGGAATAAGGGGTAGTGTATGAGCATTGCAGAATTCCAAGCAAGTTATTTTCAGTTCCTAGATGAGCTGCAAGAGAGTGGTGACACCAACATGTATGGTGCATCGACATATCTTCAGGATAAGTTTTGGATTGAGAAGTCTGAAGCCAAGGAAGTTTTAAAATTATGGATGGAATCCAAGGAGGTAAAGTTATGAGTAACTTAATTAATAATCCAACCAACGAAGCATTAGCTAGAGGGTTCATAGCTGTGCTTGAAAACCCAGACGCTTCATCGGATGACAAAGAAACAGCACGAGAATTTCTCATGATGTGGCCAATGGAAGCAGACAGTAAATGGGAAGATGAGATGGAGGAATATAAATCGCCCACCAATAAGTATGAGGCACTAACCTTGGCCCTAGAGTTGGCGATCACCGCCAAGACTGAGGACGGATCCTTCCGCGCAGAGTCAATGGCCACTGAGTTCGCTAGCTCCATGGATGCGTCTGAAGTTGAACGGGCAAAGTTAGAAGTTAACGCTAAGCTTTTTCCAGAGGGTCAGGGTAATGATAAAAACATACCAACCTAAAGTTCCTCCTACCCTAGCCGAGGCACAAGCCATGGTCGGTGGCTATGTCGTGATGGCTCTCAATACACCAGCCATGCAAGTGTTAGTGGATGAAGACGGACTCTCTAAAGAGTTAGAGTACAACCATCAAGCCAGTGAGTTGTGTAATGATTTTATTGTGGGTAACGCCATTGTCCTAGAGGGCAAGGCAATGTGGATAGATGAGGAGGATGACGATGAGTAAAACAATTCTTAAACATCCGCTAGTCAGTGAGGTAAATCTCGGTGAGCCTTTAGGCATATTAGATTACAAGTGGGAGGTAGTTTTTATTGAAGGTTACAGATTGAAGGCTCATAAAACTCACACTAAAAATGTTCACAGCATTGAAGATTGGAACGTGTATTACAAGAACAGTTTAGAACGCTGCCCCGAAGATTGCGATTGTGGAAATGGTGAGAAGGGGTTGATTTATAATTATTAGGAGGATGACGATGAACAAGTCAGTTTACTTTGAGAGTGGGGGTGTCGAAGAGATCGACATCGATATGACAGTCGAGCACGACATTGAGTTGAACCTTCACGATGTAGCAGTGATCGTCAATGCACTTGATAGCATCATTTACGCAGAAAGTAATGACCTGTTGATGAGGAAGTTAACAGGGGTGTTGCAGGAGCACATGATTGTGATGCCTTATCTTGATTGGGTAGACCCAGAGCTTCTTGAGTCTGACGATGAGGAGGATGAGGAAGAAGAAGAGGAGGATGAGGAAGAAGAGGAGGAGGATTAAGTAACAACACAAGTTACAAACGACCAGCCAAGTGCTGGTTTTTTTATGCCTAAAATTTGACAGCTATTAAGCGTCAATCACAATGGATATATACCCTCTCAGAGGATATAAATAAGCCATAACTAATCAGGAGTAATCATGATACTAACCATTACATGTATCGCTGGATTCTTTATTGGATTCTTAACTCACATAATTCTAAGACGATGGGCTAAGCGCAGACACCTTGACCTCATCAAGGTAGATCCAAGGTGGCATCCGTAATGTCTACCAAAGAATGTCCTAGGTGTAGGTCAACTGCCCTAGGACTCATTAGGTCTCAGTACCTTAAATACTGTACTGACTGCTGGCTGTGGTTTACATGGCCTCTCGATGAACACCAGAAGGAACTAAAGTAATGGATAAACTAATTAATAATGTCATCCAGTGGGCAGATGACAAGGGGATCCTAGAAAAGTCTACCCCTTTGCACCAACACGTTAAGACTCAAGAAGAGGTGAATGAGTTGCTTGAGGCAATCGTTAACTCTGATCGTGAGGAAACCATAGATGCCATTGGTGACATCATCGTCACCCTTATCATACAAGCAGAGCTGAATGGATTGTCCGTCAAGGACTGTCTCCAAAGTGCATATGATGTGATCAAAGGGCGTCAAGGGTCTATGGTCAATGGCTTATTCGTAAAGGATTCATGAGCTTAATATTTAACCCAAAGGTTACGTTACGTCCTAAAAGGACTATGAAGGAAAAAACCTTGGGTGATTTATCTCATGACGAATGCAATCGTCTAGTAGAGCTTCGTGCAATAGCTGTCCCATACTATGAGATCGAGTCCCTAATGGGCAGGTCATACAAGATATGGCAGTCAGCACCTGAGAAGTACGGACTAACAGTGCGCATTGCAGACAGACGGAACGAATTAACACAGAGGGCAATGAATAATGTCTAAGTCTGTACGAAAGAAAAACAACAACTCGAAGCGCATGGAAAGATTAGGGACAGCTGTAATGAAAAACCTTGCTGTGTTCCTACTCATTGGGAGTAATCCTAAGTGCGAGATGGTGGATCTAAAGAGAATGACTAAGTTCAAGGCCACCCCTGCCCTAGCTACCACCATAGAAAAGGGTAGGTATAAGTGGACAGTATTCTGTGCCGTGTTCTGTCGGTCACAACATGGCGAAGAGTATATGAAGAGCATCGTCATTGAGTCCCCTTCACCCTGCCTACAAGGGGATTTAGTGGAGCTACTACACGAGCACCATGTTGCCTTGCTTGAGGAGTGTAACGAGGCTCACCTGATTACAGCTGGATGGATGGCATCACCCACCGGCATTGATTGGAGTGAGAAGTTAGCGGGAGATATATTTTCTAAGATGAATGCTTGGGAGAACTTAGCTAAGTGGGAGGTAAATAATGTTGCTTAACTCCGGCTCAGCCGGACTACATGTACCTCGATCAATCGGGGTTTTTTTATATAAAATTTTTGGAGAAACATATGAATGACTATGCTGGCTATGCCTTAGTAAATTTACCAAGTAACTGTGAAGACTTATCTGATGTAAGTAAAACCCTTTCCTCCATGACTAAGAATGATTTAGTTAAAATGATAACCACTAATATCGCTCCTTATATTTATGGTGTAAACACTTATGGAACTGAATCAGTTGATCTTCGAGGTAGCCCAATGCAGATAGACTACTTCACCTCTCATGAGAAAGGTATGTCAGGCTTTGTAGTAGGACGTAACCTTTGTGGTTTCTATGGCCAAGGTAATGGCAGAGGTGTAGCCTTTTTCCCTAACCAGCTAATAGATGGGAGCATGCTGATGTATGGTTCAAGAAAAGCAAAGTGGGCAAGCCACATACTGGAGTCCTTTGATGCAGATCAGCTGAACGAAATACGCCTAGTGCTAGGTAGGCCCATAAGCAGGAAGGATTACTCTCTCATTTCTAAAAGTTTACCTACCTACTCTGGAGAGTATTTCAATGTCACCAGAGAGTATGGCTACGCCATGGACGACTTCAGGTTTACCATCGTGAAAGCCTGTCTTGATGGGCTTAGCCGAACCAAAGCATTTAAAGCCGCAGCTTAAGGAGAATGTATGTCTGAGTACATAGATGAATACCAGTACACAATCGAGCACTCTTTGTTAACAGCGCTTGTCAATGGTGATGCCAGTGGTATTAGTGAAGACGAAGACGAAGCCTTAGAGAAGTTCATAGATGATCTTAACGAAAGAACAGTCAGAGATCATGGCAACAGTGCCTTTGCCGCCATAGTTAAGCCTGATAACGAGACAGAGTTCACACGTTGTGACGTCACTGGGTACAGGGGCTTATGCTATGACGTCACAGCTCTGGTGTACCAGACACACTAACCGAAACCAAAACCTAACCGCCCCTTTACTGGGGCTTTTTTATGCCCGAAGGAAACTACTATGAAGTATTACGCATACGATAAAAACTCTGACCTGCATCACTTGGGGAAGCATACGTCCAAGTATGCAGCAAAGAATGCAGCACTAGATCTGTTTGGGGAGCATAGCGTTCACACTGCAACCATCCTATCAGAGTCCGAGATAATGTCATCAGCGGTGACCGCTAGGTTGATGGCGACCAACCCAATAGAACCAGTCAAGTCCAGACCTATAAAGGTGTCTTCAATGAGCACCAAATCTGGCAATGATTCTCTAAACAATTTCATCATAAATGATGGCAAGGGCAACACCTCTTTTCAATCATATAACACTTTGATTGCTCGATCAGATACCGCAGGTAACATTACTTTAGATAGGCGTCACTGGAACTACTCGCGCACCACAGGACAGTATCGCAATCAGTTCTTAGGAGAGGGTATCTCTGACACCCGATCCAAAATCGAGTCAGGAGAGTATGCCCTTGCTGACCTTAATTAGTAACCAAGTCCGGTTCAGCCGGAGGAGAATCGTATGGATATACCGCCCAATGATGGGTACATTTTAGTCGATGAAGACAACAACATTGTGGCCAGACTTAGTCGCTCTGCTGTTGAAGACCCTCCTCAATTAGTTCCATTCAAGGGGCTAAGGATCACCAAAGAGTTACCATCACTGACTCACCTTGATGATCTATTCAATATTAATTTATGGATACCCGACTAGCTCGGGTAAAGGAGTATGTATGCAACTAGAAATAACCTATGAAAACTGGAAGGCCACCGTAAACATCACTGACTATATGGTAGGTCAGCTCCCATTCTTGGGGGCCACCCCCGAGGATTCTGACTATGGTGACTCATACAGTGTGGACTTCCTTATAGAAAAGGTTGAGAGCACATCAGAGTTAGCTGACCCTTCGATGCTTTCTTACTTCTGTAGCTCAGAGTTTACCGATGAAGTAGAGAGTTTATGGGGTAAGGAACTAGAGGAATCTAACCAGCCTGACTTCGATGACTTCGATGACTACGACTACGATGTCGCCATCTAAATCCAAGTGGATATATTCCACACCAACCAATACATTTATATAACTACTATTTCCTAGGAGGAAATTATGAAGCATTCAAGTGTTGTTAAAACTGTGCATACCTGTATGAAAGCAGACGTACCTATACTTATCCATGGCAAGCCCGGAGTGGGCAAGTCAGCATTGGTTAAGGAAGTAGCGAAGTCATACAAGATGGAGTTGCGTGACATTCGTGCCGCTCTTCTTGACCCTGTAGATGTGATGGGTGTCCCCGTCCCAGACCGAGAGACCAAGGTAACCAACTGGTTCACTCCTGAGCTATGGCCTACCTCTGGTAAGGGCATCCTGTTCTTGGACGAGCTACCTCAAGCTACCACAGCTGTACAAAAAGCACTCACTCAGTTGGTGTTAGACCGCACTATAGGCACAAGCTATACCCTACCAAAGGGATGGCGCATTATCGCAGCGGGTAACTATACCACTGACAGAGCAGGTGCTGGTGAGCTTCTTAGTCAGTTCAAGAACCGTTTTGTACACGTTGATTACGAGGTAGACCTAAATGACTGGGTCACATGGGCGCTTGGGGCTGGAATAAAGACGGAGATAATTGCCTTTATCCGGTTCAGACCGGCACTCCTTCATGATATGGACGTAAGTCAAAACGCATTCCCAACCCCACGCTCTTGGGAGTTTGCATCTGACATCCTTCAAGCTAACCCTGATAAGGAGATTGAGTACGACTTACTTAAAGGAACTGTAGGTGAGGGAGCAGCAGCAGAGCTAACCGCTTTCCTTAAGATATTCCGTACCCTGCCTGACCCAGACCATATCTTACTCGATCCAATGAACGCAGATGTACCAACAGATCCAGCTACTCTGTATGCCTTGACTGGTGCGCTGGCAGCACGATCTAGTGAGGTTACATTCGAGCGTCTCGTTCAGTACGGCAAGCGTATCTTACCTGAGTACAACGTCCTGATGATCAGAGATTCTGTCACTCAGTGCCCAGCAGTAACCAAGACTAAAGCCTTTATTAATTGGGCTTCAGATAACCATTCCGTAATTATCTAGGAGATAAATATGTCTATTCGCAACCAAGCAATGCTAGTAAACCTGACTGTTCATGGCTGGACTCCTTCCAAGGAGGACGTCACCATCACCAGTGAGACCAACAGCAACCACAACGCCTCATCCAATGCTGGACGTTACATCAAGCGTATCATTGCAACCCAGTACACTAACCCTATCGCAGCAGCTGAGAAGCGCATCCGCGTCTATGTTCAGCAGAACACTGTGCCTTGGGACGACTTCGGCTTCAGAGCCTTGCGCTCTGACATGTTCTTCAAATTTCGTGAAGGATTTGATAAGGCGGTCAGTGATTATGAATCGACAGTTAATACTTTCATCAAGGAGTATGAGCGCATCGTCAATGCACAGAAAGCTGAGCTAGGTTCTATGTTCAAGCAGTCCGACTATCCTGATAGCTCTACTGTTCGAGAAAAGTATGGCGCTTCCATTACTATCAGACCTATACAAGAGTCAGAGAACTTTATAGTGCAAGCGACTGACGATGATGCAGCTTATATCAGGGACAAGATGGAGAAGGATGTTATGTCATCCATGCAGAGCGCATTAGCTGAACCGTGGGATCGCCTATATGAAACCATCAGTGATGTTGCTAGGCGACTAGCCCTGTCTCCTGACGTTAAGGATGGCGTGTTCACACAAGCAGTTACTAAAAGGTTAGAGAAGCTACTGGATCAACTGCCTTTATTAAACATCTCAGGTGACCCTCACCTAGATGAGCTTAATGAACAAGCACGAAAGTTACTTGTAGCACCAGCCGACCTTCGTATCTTCCCTCGTGCGAGAGCAGAAGCTAAAGAAACAGCCGATGACATTTTGAAGAAGATGTCTGGCTATCTAGGAAACCAAGTTGCATAGGAGCAATCATGAATACAAATAAAGTTTATACAGTCACGTTCACCACAACAATTGTGAGTATTACGGCAGAAGATGCTGCTCAAGAAGTTGTATATGGATTAAACAATAACTCATATAAAAACGTTGAGTTAATAGTTGAATCTGAAAATGATAGGCCAGCATTTATAGAAGTAGATATATAAAAATAATGGGGCTTCGGCCCTTGGAGGAATCATGAAATACACTACACATAATACACATGACGTTGAGATCAGCGGATCATGTTTTCAGGGGCAAATCACATGCCCCTTTTCTTTGCTCGTAACTTTATTCGGGGAGCCTGATACAGGTGACCCTTCAAAGGTCGATGCCTTCTGGTCTGTACTGTTTGAAGATGGGGTCACTGCCACTGTCTACAACTGGAAGAACGGAAGGAACTATTGTGGTGGCCCAGAGGTTGAGCACATCACTAACTGGAACATCGGTGGCTATGAGAAAGCAGCTGTCGATAATATCAAAGGCATTATGTTATCAGGGGAGGTAGCAGCATGACACCAGCAGAGATAGTAACTAAAGCAAGAACAGCCTTAGTCCTAGACAACCCTTTCTTTGGGGCACTGTCTATGAGGCTTAAGATTATAGAAGATCCTAAGTGTGATACAGCGTGGGTAGACGGCACTAATCTGGGTTACAACCCAGACTTTGTTAGTGAGTTACCCTTTGACCAAGTAAAGGGAGTCATGGCTCATGAGGTTATGCACTGTGGTCTCAACCATCCAGCCCGTAGGGGGCATAGAGATCCTAAGAAGTGGAACATAGCATGTGATCATGCGATCAATCCTATCTTACTCAATAATGGATTTGCGCTACCTGATGGCGCTCTTAATGATCCTCAGTATCATGATATGTCAGCTGACGTTATCTACTCTAAGCTACCTGATGATGGTGGCGGAGGCGGAGGTGGAGATGGTGAAGGTGAAGGTGGTGATGTAGGAGGCTGTGGTTCTATGCGTGATCCTACTGGAGAGAATGGACAGGCGCTATCTCCTGCTGAACTGAAGGAACTTGACCATGATTGGGAAGTTGCTGCTGCTCAGGCTGCTCAGGCTGCTAAAGCTATGGGTAAACTTCCTGCCCATCTAGGAGATCTGGTGGGTGAGATGCTTCGCCCTAAAGTTAGCTGGAAGTATGTCCTTCAGCGCTTCGTTACTCAGTGGGCTAAGGATGAATACTCTTGGAGGCGTCCTGATCGTAGGTTCATTCATGATGACATCTACTGCCCTTCCCTGCATAACGAGACGATAGGTGAGATCATTATTGTTAATGATACCTCTGGATCAATTACGCCTGAAGAGACTACTCGACTTGGTTCTGAGGTCAACAGCATCTTAAGTAACTTCAATACCAGTGTTCACATCTTGTTCTGTGACACGGAAGTTCAAAAGGTTCAGTCCATTAAGACACCTGATGATCTTCCATTCAAGTGGGAGTTCCCTCGAGGTGGTGGCACAGACTTCCAGCCAGCGTTTGATTGGGTAGCTGATCATGTACAGAAGGAAGGTGTTGAGCCAGCCTGTTTAATTTATCTGACTGATCTTTATTGCAATATGCCTAGACAGCCTAACTATCCTGTCTTGTGGGCGTGTACCAACGAGAAGGTTGCCCCTTGGGGTGAGACGATTAACATAAACATCTAGGAGGATGTAATGGATAAGAACCTAAGAGAAGAAAGAGATCGTGTATTGATCTCAAGAAGACGGGAAATTATTAATGACCTGTCTCTTGGAATAAATGAATACATTATAAATAGGAGTGCTGGTTTCAAGTTGTTCACCCCTGAACTAAAACGTATAGCTAACTTAATAACTAAACGTAAATCTGAAGAAAAGTTCAGTTATCGGGGTGGGCGTAGCTGGTCTAAAGAAATCATTGAACAAGCGGCTCAGCATAATATGTTTAGTTTCCTTGACGAGAATGGACTTCATGATTTTCTAAGCACCCATGTAAATCATTGCTCTAGAATACATAGAGAACGTAAATCAAGGGCCGACAAAATTTCTTATAACAAAGATAGATATGATGGTTCTATTACGCCAAGACAAAAGTTGTTAGCTATAAGAAAAGAACAATGGTCTATGTCTTTTGGTAGCAGGAACGATCATAAGGACGCATGGAAAGATCTTAGCAGTAATGTTGGTTCGTCTAAGTTCGAGCTGGAATGTGGAGGGTTCAACGGCCAGCTAATCCATATGGATGGACTCCTAAAGCTAGAAGACATCTCGAATATTATAAGGATCGAAACTAAAATTATCTTGTATGCAGAACTATTAAGCACCAACCAACATGGCTTAAAAGTATTCAAAGCTAAGTGGATCAAACCCTCTAACGACTTCCCCTACTATAACAATGAGTCAGGATTTATATTTCTGTTTGAAGACATAGCCCTTGCTTATAAAAAGAATGCGTCATCTGAGTTAAGGATCTCAACAGCAGTTAATGACAAGCTTCAGGAACGCTATATGACTACTGCAATGACACGCATTAATGAGATAGCAGGAAAGCCAATACCTTATTACCTTTACAGGAAGATAACAGACTATATAAGTAATCATAGCGGTAGCGTAATGGATGCCATAACCGACTTTAGATTTCAGGTTCTCATGGCTAACGAACTTAACGTGGAGGAAGCAGCATGAAAGTAATGACATTTCATGAACACTTAGTATGGTCTCTTGCTAAGGAGTCATACATGTATTTACAGGATGGCGAACCAATGCTAGTTGTTTATAGTGACGACATAAACGCAGTAGATCGTATAGATGCCTACGCCAAAGGTTATAACGATTACTTTCTGGCTGATGGTTTAGATTATAGACATGAAAGCTATAGGATTGCATTCGCTGATGTAGATTTAAGTACGGATAAATTTTTTAAATTAGTAGAGGTAAATCCATGAAGACTAAGATACATATCAATCAACACATCATTAAATCCAATGGGAAGACAGGTGATAATGATCCAGTCATTACTGTTAAAACGTATAAGGAAAACCGGTATGCCCATGAGGTTATTATCAATGGGCCATCCCGTCTAGTGTATAGCCCTGATAAGCCTCTCAGCTGTGGCGCTAAGGTCTGGATAGAGACAGACTCAGAGTTCGTAGAGATTGCGTAGCCTAAGTGATAGGACGCCCTACCCCACGATCTTCATCAAGTCTGTACTTGATACTTGGATTGATTGTTTTTTCAGCAATGGCGGTGAGGAATCCAGACAGCCATGTCCTTGCTCGGTCAAGCATCGTGAAGTAATTTCTTCTGCTGACTCCAAGCACCTTGCATTTCTTTTCAGCACTACCCTGCTGGCAGTAATGTAGCGTGATAGCCTCACTCAAGGTGTCATCAATCTTAGATAACTTAATGACAGATTTGTTAACAGCTTCTGCCCTAAAGTCTCTCTTCTTTAGAGGTGGTGTCGATGATTTAAAGCTACTGGCTGAGCTAATATCTCCATCAGATAATCGACCCAGTATAGTTTTTGAGGGGAAGCCAAGACCAGCATCCTTATCTCTAGCTACCCACTCAGCCCAATGATGCAAGAGTGCATCGACTTCTTTATCGGTCATTCGTGTTCCCCTTAACTTTGATCAAACCATTATTAACCCAATAAGAAATAGTTCTTACCAATGCCCTGCGAGTAAAGAACAACTCATCTTCATAGGTCATCCTGTGTTGGTCTAAGTGAACATGACAAGCGAAGCATGCGAATGCAGCAGAGAAATCATCAGCCTTGCCTCCCATTATTCCACCCTCTGTTTGTATGTGAGCCAGTACAGTAGTCTCTTTGTTGTGGTTGCAGATCTTAGGGATCTGAAATGTACAGGCTTGATCTCTAGCTGATTGGCGTAGTGCATTAGATTTAACGCTCATGTCGTTGATCCTCTGGGTGAGGTAAATATAAATTAAGGGTGTCTATGCAGAACCGCTCAACGTCCAACATGTACTGAGCAAACACTGCTGGCTCTAATGTTTTGGTGCTAACTCTAATGGTGAATTCGTGTCCACCTATAGATCCTGTAGTCTCCAATCCGTATGCGTCCTTGAACTTATCTCTGAACGCTTCATGCGATTCAAGTTTTGTGTACCCTGTTTCAGCAGCCACAAGCGTCATCCAATCCCAGTAGAGTCGGTTCTGTTTGTTTGATCTAGCTTTCTTAAAAGGTTGAATGGTTATTTGCCACAAAGGTTTGTCCTCATTGAGTTCAAGCCCATTGATATAGTCTAGGGCAGATGAGACAACTGATTTAGTACGCAGGATAAAGTCACGCTTCATTACATTTTTTCCCTGACTAACGTGCAAAACATTTCTGGACTCATGGTGATGGTGTATTCGTATGTGTTCTCCCATGTCGTCTGCTGTTGGCCGATCAGGTGGCTACCTGCCACGACAACCATCCAAGGTCGCCTAGCTTGCTTCCAAAAAAGCACTGGGTGGCGTGATGCTTTGATCGCTTCGTCAACAGTCTGATCCCACCAACCTCGGATCAGAGATGGTGTAGCTTCTTTATAATTCTTTACCTCAATCGCCCAATCAGGGAGGCCCAATATGTCCATCCCCCCGTCATGGCATTGATCGAGAAGGTTTCGTTTGAACACATAACCATCTCCTAGTAGATCCCTTAGTAAGGTAACCACTTCGCGTTCACCACGTTTACCTTTCTCTCTGGACATTTTACTCATCTGATTCTCCCATCACTTCGGAAAGGTCTCTTTTGAATCGGTATTCTTTTTGCTGCTCACGGATTCGTGTCTGGTTATCCTTGTACCACTTAGCTCGGTAGGCTTTACGGGATTCTTTGTTACGTTCTTCCCAGTTCTTCCCCCACTTTGTGTAATGATTATTCATACTGTCCTCTTGATAATTGTATGGGGATGTTTGTTAGCTTTAGGTCTCATCTTTTTATGCGCCCCCATGAATCACCTATGGGTTTAGGTTCAACAAAAATGCTAACGTACTCAGACTCATCTGGCTCAACCCCAACCACTCGATCATTCTCTTGAGCATAGATAACTTTGATCTGACCAAACGCTTCAGTGAGCGAGTCATAAGCCTTAGTAAACTCGGGCATCAACTCCCTGTTATCAGAACGGACTTCTTCTGCTAGATAAACTTTTTTATTCATTCGGAAAATCTCCATCATTAAAATGTTGCTGGTACAGGTGAGTTACTTGAATACACTGAGGGAATCTCAATGTTGGCGTCATCCAACTGAGAGTAATCTCCAGTGATGTGGTTGTACGCAAGCTCTGCCATGCCGACCTTACCGATCTCTTTGAAGCGAACCTTCTGTACATGAACCTGAGTTACACGCGTACTCGAGTCAGCTATATCTCGCCATACAGTGATTGAGTTGTCTGCTTTGTTTCGCCAATGAGCTGCACCTGCAACATCGTATGGTGTTGGTATCGGGTACTCACCATTCTTATCCTTCTGGAGCTTGGTTGGGTGAGCAACAATCCAAAGGTGAACCCGATTGTTTCTGGCGAATGTACGAAGCTCTGTAAGCGCGTGTGAGATGTACTCAGTCTCACTCATGCCTTCAGTCCTTGAGTGTTCGATCTCGTTCCACGGGTCTATTACAATGCCTTGTACGCCACGCCTCTTCACTTGAACTCTCATTAGCCTAAGAACCTCAGCTAGCGTTGGATGTTCAGGCATTACGAAGGAAAAATGATCATCAACCCAAGACTTTGCATCAGTGTATTCTTGCTTGCTCATGCGTAAAGGATGCCCATTAACAATAGACTTGCCTGATTTCTTTTCGAGCAAGCCAGCCATATGTCTAGCGACAGGCTGATTTTCAGGTGAGCAGATACAAAATCTCCATTGATGCTGCTTGGCTAGCCTCACTAACATGGCGTCTAGGAAATTAGACTTTCCGTGTGACGGTATGCCTGTCACTAGAGTCCACTCGCCTTGACGAACTGTGTAAAACTGATCAACATCTTTCCAACCTGTGCTAATACCTAACTCATAACCTGACTCATATATATAATCGAGCTGGTCAACAACATCTGATACCTCAAAGATACCCGCAACAGGGTAGTCAAGAGCCGCTTTTATAGATCTTGTAATCTCCTGTGCCCCGTACATCTTTAAAGTTTCATTGGCATCCTTACAGTCCTCGGGCCAGATCACTCGGGCACACCGCTCTACACCCAGACGCCTACTGAGTTCATCTTCAAGCCTCTTTCCCGGTGCATCAGTGTCAACGGCAATGACGAATCTCTTTACATCGTCTAACCTAGGGTCGCCCAAGAAATCAAACTTAGATGAATATGATTTGGATTCAATAGAAGGTGCCCCATCAGGTACAGAGATACAGTTTGGATAGCCAGCCTCCTCAAGGGATAGCTTGTCCATCTCACCTTCAACTATAATCGTGATGGATTTATCTAGATCATCAAGCCCGTACAGTATTCGCTCAGAGCCTTTATTCATTTTGAAGTTCTTGCGTCCGTCACGATATTTAATATTGACCAGCTTACCGTCACGGAAATATGGGAACTGAATCGTCCCTGTCTCTGCACTAAGCTGAGGCATCCATGAATTTTCATACGCTATCTTATTTCTTATGAGTACAGCTTCCGATATACCTCGATCTTCCTTGAACCATGCAACAACCTTATCTGGCAAATCAGATCTAGGTATCGGCACAGGCGGCACATAAACTTTAGGACGATCAATGTAGTCAGGCTTCTGATCACCACCTAGGCCACCTGCTTCACCACAGTTGTGGCAGTACCACGTTTGCTTATCTAAGTTCACGTTCAAAGGTTTATGATGCTTATTCTTATTGCTTCGCAGGTGGCGGCAGCTAGGGCAGAATGCTTTCACTTCACCCGATTGATTATTTGGAACGTCAATTCCATGATCTGCATATGTGCTCATAGAACAACTCCTGTTATATTCCCTTTTGTTTTGCGCAATCTACCTGATGCAATCGGTGCTTCTGCATTCATTTTTGTGTGCAAAGCAGTATATTTTTCTCTTAGTTTTGATGGACTTAAAATATTTGATTGCCAGAATGAATCTTCGTTGGCCCACTTAAATACTTCACAAATTTCACGAGGGGTTCGTTCATCATGGACTCGCATGAGTCGTACATCGTTAGCCCACATGACCATGTTAGGTTGCTTTGCTCGGTTGTCGATCCTCTTGAGACATCCGTATATGTACTCAGCCACTTTAAGATCAGCTGCCGTCCCCCACTTCCAAGTGTTAGACACACGCTTTGAGATAACAGATCCATGTGGAGGATCAATTACATGTTCAACTACTTGTACAGGTTCTGCTTTAACCACTGCCTTAACAGGCTCATCGTAAGTTTCGTCAGGAATCTTTGCGGAGTAATTGTTTCCACCCCATGATCCTACTATTGGTTTAGTTCTAATTATCCAACCTGTTTTTTCTGCAAGATTAAGATGTGCCAGTACGCTAGTGCGAGACAGTGATGTGGATTCTATTAACTTGGAACGGGAAATATTACAAACGCAAGTTGCTGAGTCCATGTAATGCGATAGGGTGTGAAGTACAAGACGAGTGCTGGCTTGGAGATCTGAATTAACAATCCCATGACGCCATTGTTTTAATGTCATCATCATGGATCCCCTACTCTTCATTAGTAATGTAGCGTTCTGGATAAAGAATCTCGATCTCAGATATTTCATTCTTAAAAAAGACACTAAGTTTCTCAGCTACTTCAGTGGAAGTTTTTTCTCCACGCTCAATGCGTGATAAATGCCCGTTATCCATATGTACATGTGAGCACACATGCTGAAGGCTGTAGCCTTTCAGTGTTCGTATGTTCCGTAAGGGTGTATTTTTATTCATAGTGTAACTCCTAGATTAAAGTTCGTGTGCGCGAAAGTATTCTGAGAGTCACGCAGAGTTATGTCAAGTATTAATTTCGATTACACGAAACTACCTAGGGAGGAAAAAAGTAAAGCAGAATTAATTTCGTAATAAGATTGAACGTAATCACGTTCTGATGTAGGTTATGCGTAGCACGCAGATATTATGCGTAGCACGCAGATATATTTAATTATAGGAGGAATAAAGATGATCGATAAATCATTTCGCGTCATTCACAATACGGGTCAATTTCCAGTAAAAAATAAGGGCTGGATGATGGAATCTGGATCAAACTGGCCTTGGCATATTACACACTGGGATAACTGGGGTGATGTTAGTCCTAAGTATCTTGCAGTTAAGGATACGTTTAAGGGTGAGACACAAATGAAAATCCTTGGCAAAGAATTTAAAAAAATACAGTTGCAGGTAAAACCCACAGGGTATGATGGAGTGTTCTATGAGCTTACTTAATACACACTTGTTTAGGGTTTGTCGTGAACAAACATGTATCTCCAAATGGAATTACATTACATCTAATAGCTATATATCTCTTCTTAGACTTTGCCGTTTAAATAAAAGAATAATGACAGCAAGAGATGCTATGACCGCTATTAAAATTAACTTTGGTACAAACTGGGCATCCTCGTCTACCCTTGATCGAGAATGTTTAGGAGAACGTTATGAAATTACTCATAGGGCCAACAGCAAAAAAGCTAAGAGTAGAAAAAGGTCTTAAGCAAAAAGAAGTAGCGAAAGAAATAGGAACTTCCAGCGGGAATCTTTGTCGGTTCGAGAATGGGCAACAAGGTCTTAGTCTTCAGCTACTAGAAAAACTGAGTAAAAAATTAGGCACTACGCCAGAAGAGTTATTAACTTTTAACTCTCAGCCTAGTGAGATACAGGAACTCTCGTTGTTAATGTCTGGAATGAATGACAATCAATTAGCAATGGTTAAGCAGTTTATATCAGCATTAAATACTGATACAAATGAACAATAACTCTAAGGGATTCTGAATGATTTGAGTAATAGATGACGAGCCAAGAGATGGTTCCAAGGATAGTGATATGATTCAGGATGGTAATGGATTAACCACTGATGATTTGTCAGAGAATGACGAAAGAAGAAAAGAAATAATAAGAATTCTTTTAAAATTCGATAGACTAAAAGTAGATCAAAAATTATCTGTACTTAGATATATTGAACGTATACTAAATGAACCCCAGAATTAAGTAGGTTTTAATTCAAAATAAAAAGACACCTTCGTGGTGTTTTTTTTCGCCTATAAGAAATACAAGCCTAAGTTACCCTACCATTGACGGAATTAATTTCGGATGGTATTCTTGACTAAGCGTTTCGTATTTACGAAATATTAACTAGGAGTATTACAATGGAAACTTCCGAAAACATTGGGGCTATAAGCCTCGCCCTTTCTCAAGCACAAGCCGAAATGATCAACGTATACAAAGGCACCGCTGCTTACAATTATAACTACGCTGATCTCGGTGTGATTCTGGACATGCTACGCCAGACGCTACCTAAATATGAGATCGCTCTCATTCAAACGCCCAGTAACGATGGAGCGAATGCTTGTGTCACGACCATGCTCTCACACAGCTCTGGAGAATGGATAAAAGATTCAGTCTCTTGTCAGATCGAAATGGCCAAGGGCAACTCAGCAATACAGTGTCTTGGTAGCTCGATAACTTATTTGCGCAGGTACTCCTGTAGTGCAATTGCGGGACTAACACAGACTGACAACGATGCCTCTATAAGAACAGACGATGATCCAGAGGGCGAACAAGCTCAGCCTATAGAACTGATCCGCATGGCGTCCAAGTTGGAGATCAAATCTGTGAAAGATATGGCAGCGGAGGCTGGTGTAGACATCGCAAACGTAACCAAAGGTCTGAAGCTAAAAGCAATCAGCGACATGACTTCAGAGCAAGCTGAACGTGCAATTAGAAAGTTGCACAAAACCTTACTCGTAGCTGAGAAGGTTGCACCTACTGACGGAGATGAGCTGGCGGTGGCGTCATGAACTCTTTAGCCCAGCTGGAGCAGAACACTGACGCATGGATGGATCACAGACGCGTTCACTGTAATGCCAGTTCTGCTGGTTTAATCATGGGTGTTCAGACGTTCACTCCAAATACTTGGGACAGCCTCCTCAACTGGTATCGAGGCAATGGTATTCCTTTTGTTGGCAATGTCGCTACCGAATGGGGTCACACCCACGAGGACGAGGCGCGTATAGCGGCAGAGAAAGTCAACGATGAGTTCTACGCCCCTGTTGTTGTTACCCGTGAGCATAATGGCCTCCCTTTATCAGCGTCTCTTGACGGCAAATCTGTGGAGTTTGATGGCAGTACAGGTCATGTCTCTGAAATCAAGTGCCCCTACCAAGGTAAGCAAAGCAAGACTTGGCTACTTGTTGAGAAGGGTGAGTGCCCTCCTCAATATTATTGGCAGATTCAGCAGCAGATGTTTGTCGCTGATGCCAAAGAAGCCAAGTTGTTTATCTACGATGCGCGTGACAAGTCGCACCTTCAGATCACCATTGATCGAAACCAAGAAGACATCAATCGTCTAATGGAAAAGTGGGCTGAATTCTGGGCATTGCTTAAGAGTGATGAGATGAAAGGTGATGGGGTTCTGCAACGCAAGGACGCTGAGTTTACGTCTGTCGCAAACGAATGGACTGAAGCCAACGCATTACTGGCTGAAGCCAAAGAGCGCGTAGACGAAGCGCGTGGGCGTCTCATTGATCTCTCTGGAGACAGAGACTGTGAGGGTGGTGGTGTTCGCGTCACTCAAGCTGAGCGCAAAGGAAATATAAATTACAAGAAAGTGCCATCACTAGATGGTGTCGATCTTGAACAGTATCGCGGAAAGAGCAGCAGCTATTTTAGAGTTGCAGCGACAAAGTAGATGTGTCCGTTCTGCACACGGCCCCTCGGGGATAGGTGCAGCATGAGGATAAGCAGTGAGTGCCTCGCATTGAAAAACCTCTGCATCAAGAGTGTGAGTCTTTCAGTAGCTAACATGCGACTGTTTCCGCTTGCATGATCTTGAGGATTTGCTGGCCTTACCAGCTTTAATTTAATTATGGAGAAGTACCAAATGAATGAAGTCAATCTGATAGGTAACGTGGGTCAGCAGCCCGATGTTCGAGATACAAAAAACGGCAGTAAAATTATGAAGCTTAGCTTAGCCACATCTGAGAAGTGGAAAGATAAAGCGTCAGGTGAGCGTCAGGAAAAAACTGAATGGCATCGCGTCACAGTTTTTGGAAAGACAGCAGAAAATTTATCTCAATACATTAACTCAGGCGACAAGTTGTTCGTGAGGGGTAAGGTCGTCACAAGCAAATACCAAGACAAAAACTCAGGTGAAGATCGCTATTCAACTGACATCGTTGTCGATGGATTTGATGGAAAGATTCAGATGCTTGGTAGCAAAGAAGGTGGTGGTGGTCAGCAACAGCGTGCTCCTCAGCAACAGCGTGCTCCTCAGCAACAGCGTGCTCCTCAAAAGCAACAGCAGCAGCAACAGCCACCTGCCGATGATGACTTTGATGATGACATCCCTTTTTAAAAAGTCGCCTCAACTAACACACCACCGGTCATAAGGCCGGTGAAAGCCTAGGAGTTAACATGCTACGAAAATATAAAAGTACAAGCCTCAACATTGAAGCATTTACCCTCACCCTCGAGGGTGTGTCCATTAATGCAACAGCGTCTCGTGTCGGATTGTCAACAGGCCGAGTCAGATATGCGCTGCACTCTGAGTGTGAGATGCGCTGTCCTAAACTTTACTCGAGTCTTGAAAGACGCAGAGTGTCACCTACTCTTGCTGAGCTAAGGCGGCACAGCCAAGCGTTTATTGACGGATCAGATCTCGGATCAAATCCTCATGCGCCAAAACCATTGCGAAAGAATGCTCCTTACAATCCGGTGGTGCATGTCGCTCCGGACAGACAAGAAGACTCCCTCTTATCCCGAATTTTCAGCCGCATTTTTGGATAAAAAATATGTTTGAGATCCCCGTTCTTTGCCTTGCTGCTGCCATTTACTGGGAAGCTCGATCAGAACCATTGGTCGGGCAGCTAGGGGTCGCCTTCGTCATTCTGAACCGAGTCGATGATGAGCGTTATCCAGACTCAGTTTGTGGCGTGGTGACGCAAGGCCGAACCCAAAAATGGAATCCAAAAATAATGATCAGGCATGCGTGCCAGTTCAGCTTTTTTTGTGACGGATTAGATGACTCACCAAAAGACATGGACGCGTGGGTAAGCGCACAAGTTCTTGCGTCTAACGTAATGGAAGGTGATCACAGAAACTTTATGGAGGGGGCGACTCACTATCATACGGATTACGTTTCACCCAAGTGGGCTAGGTCTGAATCAACTCAGAGAATAGTCAAAGTGGGCACTCATATTTTTTATCGGTTGGAGAAATAACATGGGTAGGTTTTGGACAGACGCAGAAATTTCTTTTGTTGCTACGAATTACAACATCATGACCGTGAGATCTATTGCTGATGAGATTCAAAGACCCGAATCCTCAGTGAAGATGTTGGCGTCACGATTGGGGGTAACAGATCCTACTGGTGGCACGCAGAGGAGACTTGCTCAAGAGGAATTAAAAATCAATCCTTGCAACTACAACCCGTTCATCACTGGAAAGATTGGGTGGACACCTTATGGCTAGGCATTACACCGCTGATGAAGACTTGTTCATTCGTGAACATTATAAAACGAATACTTATTTTGACGTTGCAATGTCAATAGGAAGAGATCCTCGCAGTGTCAGAGAACGAGCGATCACACTGGGACTTCGCAAACAGAAACGCAAAGAGTGGACGCACGAAGAGTGTGTAAAGTTTCTATCAAACATTCAACTCTCCAATCAGAAACTTGCAGAGATGTTCAACAGAAACCCTCGCAGTGTGAGTGCTAAGAGAGCGTGGTTTAGATCACGTATTGACATACTGAATGAGAACGAGAGATTAGCATGAAAGATTTAAAGAAAAAGATAGAGCAAAGGATCGTATTGCTAGATCAAAAATCTGATTTGCTATCAGAAATATTATCGAGTACCAGCTTCAAACAAATGTCGAAGGAAGACATCGAAGCCTTGGAAATATTGTTAACACTTATTGAGTAGACACATGAGAGACGATAACACTTTGTACCAATCACCAGATAAGAAGAAAACTTTGAGAAACAAAATTGCAGATGATGTTGAGAAGTTTCTTAATGACGGGGGAGAAATTAAGCAAGTGGCGATGGGTGAGGTTAGTCTTGCGCAACGGCTGACTCCGTCTCAATTGAATGCTAGATCTTTTGAACAAGCAATGGATAAAAAACATGGCAAAAATCATAAAGTTAACAGCTGATCAGATCAACAGAGAGCAGAATGACAAGGCGTTCTATCGCGGTCAGAGAAAAAAAGACAGCGTTGATCTGGGTCTAAGCCCGTCAACAATAATTACAGAAATAAGTTCGGAGGAAATTTCAGATGAGAAAGTTGATGACGCTTGATGAGTACAGAGAAGTGAGGTTCACACCATCATCTGCTCCATCTAAACGAGTGATGTTAGAATGGATTGCAAAGGGTGATCTTGTTGCTCAAAAAATAGGCAGGAAATATTACATAGATCTTAAAATTGGCGACCCACTACTCGCTGATCCTTTACTTAGTAAAATTATTCTAGGAGATAGAAATGAGGAAACGTCAATCAAGTAAGACTAAGGGACTTCCAATGTATCTGAAAATAAACTCTTCCAACGGGACAGATTATTATCGTTACGTCAACGCACCAGCTGGCAAAGATGTGTCACTCGGCACCAACAGAGGCGAAGCAATTCGTGCAGCTAACCAAGCAAATTCTATCCTCATTGTACGCACTGACTTAACAGAGTCGATCATCGGCACTCGTATGAAGCTGAGAGATCTGTGCGCCAAGTATCTTAATGTTGTCGAGAAAAATATAGACAACTTCTCTGACTCGTTGATCGCTGAACGGAAGACGATGATGAACAAGGTAATTAAATACATGCCTGACCTTCCCTTGGAACAGTTTACACTCCTGAAGATAAACGAGCTGTTTGATTTAGTCTATGACCCCGAAGAAGATGATGAGGATTCTGGTACACCTCACGCAAGAAACGCAACGCGTAAAAACCTAAAGATGATGATGCAGTACGCTCTCACCAAAGGTTACATCACCGGTAATTCTAATCCTGTTGATATGACCAAGCCAGTTAAAACTAAACGTGTCATGAAGCGTCATACTTTCGAGGGTTGGATGGCCATCTATGACCATCCTGAATGCCCTCTATGGTTGCGATGTGCGATGAACTTGGCACTGACGACACTTCAGCGAAGAGCTGACATATTAAATATACGGATGCCTAAATCGACTGACACTTCTATTGAAGTGATTCAGCAGAAGACCGAGAAATATTCTGACATGGGCTATCTCAAGATTGAGATAACGCCAGAGCTTCGAGCTATTGTAAACCAGTGCAGAGATAACATAGCAAGCCCATTTCTAATTCACCGGAAGCCGAGGCTCCGCAACGCAGGACGAGAAGATGATGTTCACTACACAAAGGTGTACCCGAAGTATTTGTCTGACGAGTTCAAGCGGATACGAGACTTAGCTAACCCTTATCCTGATCTATCAATGAATGAACAGCCAGCATTTCACCAAGGTAGAGCGCTAGGGATATATCTTATTCAGAAGCAAACTAAAGAGTACCCTCAGCAGTTGGCTGGTCATGCTAATCTAGAGATGACGGAGAACTACGGAAGAGGTCACGAAGATATTGTTTGGCAGGAGGCAACGCCCACACTAGACGTATTAAATCGTGCATCAATCGAAGCGCTTAACCCTAGCAAGAAGTCTGCCTGATGTATTATCTGCGTGGCACGCAAGTCCAAAGTAAGTCCAAAGTAAGTCCAAGAAATTTAGGCCAAAAAAAAGACACCGCTAAGTGTCTGATTTTAATAAGTAATTGGTGGGTGATGACGGGTTTGAACCGCCGACCCTCTGCGTGTAAAAAAGGGTAGCCCATTTAGCTAAGTCATTGATTTATATAACAATCGTATAGATATTACCTGCATTTCTGCGTGTCAATCAGTACGTTGTGTCACGTTATACTACAGTAACTTACGTTACAGTAAGTCCAAAACTTTCTGGTCTTCTTGTAAAGCAAGCGCATGATACTCACTGGCATTCTGCGCGTCAAGCAGAACTTATATTTCTTTAAACCACATGGAGTCTAACACCCACGATTCTTTTGCATTACCCTGCGTGTCATTCACTCTGTTTGTGTAGGTGTGCAGCTTTGCGGCACCCCTGCGAATCGCTTTCTTTATGTCTCTTATCGGGGCGTAACACACCCGAGAAAAATCTTCGTACTTCACATCAAAGATGATGATGATGTGTGGGTATTTATCATCGTACCTATCCACATCTTTCTTGTTCAGAGTGATAGCTGAGTGACTAGGAATTCCATAGCGATCTGCTGTCCTGAATCTAGTTCGTATTGTCTTGAGATCAGACGGCATCACAATGAAAAAATCATGTGTGAACTTGTTCTCTTCCTTTGCGGGATTCATGAAGACGCTGCACTTCGATGCCAACATTTTTGACACAAACTCTAACTCAGTTCGGTCTCCGTATTCGCACCACGCCTTCTTATCTTCGTTGCTCTCAGGTCTCAAGTTATTTCTTTTTTGCACGAGCCATTGCTGAAGCTGAAAGATCTTTCATGTGAAAAAGATTCTTGCTAGAAGACGTATGCTTCGCGCCCGTCATAGCCATCGTACCGGTCTTGTGAATGTCACCTTTCCATTCAGTGCCGTTCTTTAGGAAGTGCCTCATCTTTGCTGCCATTCTAATACCCCTTCTTCATTTTTTTCTTCCGCTTCTTTTGGAAATAAAAGCATTGCGTTATCGATGGATTCATCCATCATGTCAGCATCACTGTCCCACACACCATCCCCCAAATAAATAAATATGTGATCAATAACACCAACCCTATTCGGCTCATCACTATTATCCCAATCAACATCTCTACAGCCGTTGTTTTGAGTGTCCCTCAAATAGCGATAACGAGCAGCGTCCTTCTCAAGTTTCTTTCTCAGTGATGTTGTCATTACCCTACCTCTAGAATTTTCCGTTCTTCAAGAAGTGCTTCATATTTGCTGCCATTCTAATACCCCTTCTTCATTGCTTTAGCCTTAGCTTTTGGCTTTACCATTTTCTTATTTTTATCTTTGGGCTTTGCTTTTGCCTTGATCATTGCATCAGCTTTTAATTTAGCCTCTGCTTTCTTCGCTGCAGCTATCCCTTCTTTGCTATACGGAAAAAACTTTCCACCTACATTTGGCATAATAACTTCCTCTTACTTTCTAAACTTAGCTGTTTTATTTGCAATCTTCTTAGGCTGCTTTACAACCTGCTTACCTGCTTTTGTACCTGCTCTTTTTGCTGCTGTGGTAGCTGCATACTCTGCTTTAGTTAGACCAGCGATAGCAGCTTTAGGCAAGTAACGCTCACCTGTCTTAGCACTGGGCTTACCACTCTTAGTCCCCCACTCCTGCTTAGTCCATTTCTTAAGAGACTTCTGTGGCTTCTTAATCACGATAACCTCCACCAGCTTTCTTGTACTCAGAGGCTAAGAGTTGTGCTTTACGTGCTGACCACTGCCCAGCGTTACCACCCTTAGTTCCTGCTTTGATTTTATTAAACAATCTCTTACGCAAAGCAGGTTTAGTGTAGTTACCCGCTTCATTTACTTTTGATTTGGCTTTCATTACTATCTCACCACTTGACCAAATTAGACCAATAACTCCCTGACATTTTCCCCGATTGGATACCCTTGGCATGCCTTGCTTTGAAACTTTTTCTCTTGGCTTTCATCTTGTCACTCTCACCTGCTTTGGGCTTACCTGCTGTACTCGCACCCTGCTCACCGAACCTGATCATTTTAATTTCAGATCCTTCTTTGGCCAGAACCACATGTGATTTTGTTGGGTGACTAGGTGTTCGCTTGGGTTTGTTATACCCCTCGAATCTCTCACCTCTGTATTCAATGCTCATTGAATCTCCTTAAATATTTCTTGTTAAGTCCCGAATGTATAATCATCAATTAAATACATGTGCTTCTTCGGAAGAACAACTCCTTCTGTAGCCGTAAGTTTTCTGATCATCTTTGTCTTGAGGCTTGAGGATATAGTCTTGCTTGTGATCAACTCTTTCAGGAACAGAGCTTTCATTGCAGGACTTTTAATAGACTTCAGCTTCTCCATGACAAACTCATTCCACTTCGTGACTTGCGCAAGAGACTCTTCCACTGAACCCTTATCTCCATCGGACAATGCCGTATAGACGTCCCCTAAAATATCCCTTCTAACACCAGCGATATGCTGCGACTTGTTCAGCCTAGCGAATGCTCGGGTGTACGTAGAGGAAACAACTTCTGGTGTAAATCCCATCGCTTGAATGACAATGTCACTCGTGTCCAGAGATTCAATTACATCAAGATCATTGCGCGTCTTCACTCCGTTCTGCGAGTAATCAACCGACTTATATATATCACGGAGGGCTTTAGGTAGTACCGACTTTAGATTCTCAGTTGGGTTCCCCTCGTAAACATCTTGAGCAAAGTTAGCTACGTTGACACCGATCCCACCAAAGACGGGGCCAGCTAAACTTAATAACGCTTCTTTGTACAACTCTTTGCCGCTAGACATCGGGCGGTCAGGCATCATAAGTAATAGATTGGTGTCTTGAGATACTCGACTACTTACGTCTACACCCAAGGCATTACCTATCCCCTTACTTAGTAAAGCACTCATAAACTTTGCTTCATCGTCATCGAAAGCTCCCTTCACCATGTCATCTATCCACTGGGTGAATGAAGCTTCGGGGCTTACGATCTCTTCTTCATCATCAGCGAACATGTTGTAAGCCGCACTCATCATAGATATAGCTACAGCTATAGGTAGTACACCAGTTGCACCTGCTGCCAGCATCTGGAATGCAACAAGACCAGCCAGCGCCTTCTGTGCTTCTCTACGCTTCTCGGGTGAGAGAGACTTATCTCTTCCCAAAGCTTCTCTGCCCAGCTGTGCATACATGTATATGATGTGCTGTCCATAGATCTTAAACGTAGTCATGGTGCGAATAATGTTGTTCTCACGCATAGCTCTAGGGCGGTTCTCAGACTCGTACAGGAACTGAGTCGTGCCGATAAGTTCACGAACTTCTTCATAAACTTTCAGCTCATTCTCTGACATGCTCTCACTACTATTAAAGGTCGATCCAACAAAAAGCTCAGGGTGCTTATCTTTGATCAGTCTATATGTAGCTAATCCAGTCACCTCTCTGTTAGACATTTCTGCACCATGGAACATGTACGCACCTGTGCGCATCAGCTTCTGCATCTTCGTGCCAAATACACTGGGAGTTCTTTGATCAGAGTGAGCTTCTTCAGTAATCGAACCAACGCGAGTGATGTCTATATCCCCTCGGTCTATTAGAACCTTGATAAAGTTCTGCTCATCTTTCGTGACATTCTTGTTGCCGTCTCTAGCAAAAGACTTGTACGCTTCTCGTGTCGATAGTTCGCTCTTACCCATGTGCCAATCAGTCATGACTTTCAAGAACACACCCGTAGTTTTAGCCATGCCGTATCTCGCACCGATAACAGGTATTGATATTGCTGGAACCTGAGTGAGGTTTACTATCGCTGCGGCTGGAGACCAACCTAAGTACTGGAAGAAAGCTAAGCGACCTGCGTTAGATGCCCACGCTGCTCCAGTTGGATTCATAGTCAACTCGAAACGCTTAGACATTTCAGCATGAGTGGCACTGACAACGTCAGCGTACTGTTGTTTAACTTCAGACTGATCACCGGTTGCGAACTTCCGATTCTCAATACCGATGTCATTCAATTCAGAGCGTATACGATCAGCGTATTTGATTTTAGAAATCTGCTGAGCTGATTGAAGCATGACATTCTGTACGCTTCTACGCATATCAGATGACGCACCCTTAGTGCCATGACGATGGCGTCTCCTCTGCATGATTGAACTAGACGGTAACGTGTTGAGCATAAGATCATTGATCTCATTCTTCAGCAGCTCTGTTGATTTTCGTATAGCTGCCTTGGCATCATCATCCATACGATCATCACTTAAAGTTTCATCACGGTTGTCATCGAGTGCAGTGAAAAGGTTGTCTCTGAATGCAAACAAGTCGTCAGACTTAGAGGTCTTAGACATATCAGCCATATAAGTCATACGAGCATTATTCTCACCCCACTTGCTCTTGTGCCATTTAAGCGCACGCTCAGCTTCACTCCGACTCTCGAACTGCTCTCGAACAAACTCTCGCTTACCATTGATGTCAGCAAAAGCAATCACAACATGATCTCCAAATCTGGATAAAGGAAAGTATGGGCCGCGAGTAATCAAATCACCCATTCGGGTTTCCAATGCTTTCTTGGCTGACTCACGATGAACAGGACTTTCAATCTGTCTATCTATACGATTAAGTAACTCTTCTCGCTCTTGCTCAAACTGACTCTTCAACATGATACGAGTGTCTTCGTACACCGTCTTTGCGTTAACCGAAAGCTTATTCCACTCTCGAGACAGACGAGCGTGCTCCTCCTTCATGAACTTAATGCTCTCTTCCAGACGAACAATATCATCCAAGTCAGTTGTTGTTGGCTTATCCTTTAGCTTCTTTCTGTCAAGTTTCTTCTTATCTTCTCGGACGTAGTCATGTACTTTGTTTTCAACACTAACATTAGGATGAATGCCAGCAATAGTAGAGTCCCTCATTAAGCTGGCTAGTGAGTTAGATTCTTTGGCACTGAGCTTGTCCCAAATCTTTTCTTCTTTCTCGAAACCATGAAGCGCCCTCTCCTTATCAACTCGGAACTCACCGAGTAAATCATTGATTCGTTTAAGTGGGTTACCACCTTTCCAATCAAACGCTGACTTATAAGTGCGGTGTATCTGAGTATTTGTTAACCAGTACTGTAGGAAATTACGAGTCTTGTTCTGATTAAGTATTGCACTAGCTCCGTCCTTTGTTGAGTTAATAAAGTCCTGCTTAGCTAGTCCACCCAGAGATTCGTGAACATTCTCTAGAGCGTCAGTGTATACCTCTAACTGCTTAGGCAAATCCATCTTGGATACCTTCGAGTAAAGGATCTCACTCGCAGTCTGAGGTGCTACAGATTCATTACTAACATCTTTAGACACATGACGTTGCGCATCAAGCAACAGGTCTCTAAGATTACTGTTGGACACTACATAGTTGCTGGAGAATGTACGCTTGATCCACATACGAATTGCGTCATACACTTTAGTCATGAAAGATCTAGAGGCTAAGTCTTCAGCCAGTACCGCAATTATTTCTTCAGCTTCTTCCTCACGCCCTAGGTTACCGCTTCTTGTCTCAACTACTTTAGCAGCAGCCACAACTTCTGGGTCACCCTTAGCCTTCATGTCCTGAACTGTATCAAGTAATGAACCAAACTCATTACCCATCATCTGCTGCATACCGTAGTGGCCTACAACTTCATGACTGAATGTACTGCGGGTCTCCGCTTTGGAGTGTAGGTTGTCAGCAACAAGATATGATATGCCTCTAGAAGGTATGAACATTCCTTTCGCATTAGGATCAATAGCCATTGGCTTATTAACCGAAACGTCATCAGGGGAGATGTTACTGTTAAGAAGTTCAGATACCTGATTGAGATCTAATGACAATGTTTCATTAGAGATCCTTAGCATTTCTGAAAGTGCTGTGCCATCATTAGGATTAATCCCTAAGAACTCACGAACACTCTGAACAAAAGAATCCCACGCTGTCTTGTTATCATTAAGAGGAATAGATTCTAGATACGTCTGGAAGTCCCCATTAGTTAGACCCCACGCCATGATCTCCCTGCCACTTTCAGCAGAATTATTATATCCATTCAGTAAATCCTGCTGGAACTTGGGTAGGTTCTCTATGTTATTTTTCTGACGCTTACCATGAGCACTAACCACCTTCATTAGGCTTTCCATATCATCAAATAACTTGGCATAAGGAGTGTCTTTATTTGCCGGAACTCGGCCAGCCACATGCGAAGCCGCTGTGGAAAGATGAACCAACTCGTGAGTGATCGTTTCAAAATCCAATCCATTTTTACTGCTACTGACAGTGTCCCCTACAATGTAAACCTTTCCAGATAGATTACCCGCAGCCACTAGCCGAGGGTCAGCAGACACAGTTAATCCTTTAGCACCACTTTGGATCGTAGACTTAACATTAGATGGGGCTGAGTCCCCTACTTGAAGGACTTGGAACCCAACGTCTGAACCTAAGTCCCTTAACTGTCTAAGCTGAACAGCTACCTTTGCAGCAATGTCCCTATGTAAGGCGTTAGGAGCGGATGCTGCAACAGCTTCAGCAACCTCCACGGCATCCTTACCAGATACTAGATCTTTAACCTCACGCACCTCATCAAACACAGCATTAACTTGATCTATAACCGTCATCTTAACCATTGGATCATAGGCTAATGGCATGGGTGGAATGTCAGCGACTGACTGAACGACTTCAACCTTATGACCAAGACTATTCATCTTATCCAAGATCGACTTACCTACCCAACCTTCAATGTCCTTAACACTTTTTCCTGATAAGCCACGAGCCACTTCATTTACTGACTGTCGAGAGTAGTTCACTCCTCGTTTCTCTAAGTCAGCAGCTATCTGTTTAGCTTGATCTGTATTCCATACATAGAAGAACCACTCATTCTTCGTACCCTTAACCTTCATTGGCTTAGAGAATTTACTATCATCACCATTTTTTTGCTTAGGAAGAATTCTTGCCAGCGTAGCTTGGATCGTTTCCTTATTGGCCACACTACTCTTGAGGTTTATAAACTTCTTACCACTTGCCGTCTCGTCTGGAGTAGGTCTAGTGCCATGCTTTCTTAGCACTGCCATGAAGTTATCACCCATAGATGAATCCACTTCTGGCTGAGCATCAGCAGGGGGAATGGAAGATGTTGCTTCAGACTCTGATGAATCAACGTCATCAATCAGACTTCCATCTTTAGATCCAACGTAGTTCTTATTTGAATCACGGACATCATTCCACTCAGTGGCGTCTAGATCTTCCAGTATAGATGGCTCACCACTAGAGCTGAGTAATGTTTTTAGCTTACGGGAAACTACAGCTGACTTGTGTGCATCAGCTAAACCACCCTCCAATGAAACCACATTCACTACTGACGGAGACTGTGTGGTTTTTCTAGATACTCGGCCAATCAACTGCATCACTTTTGAACCAGACCAGTTCTTAGTCACCATGATTAATGAACGAGGCTTATCACCGACAGTATCATCTAGGTTAATTCCTGTGCCTCCAGCTTGAGTAGTCATAACCATCAAAGGAATATTACCGCTTTGGAATTCTTCTACAGACTTTGCTCTCTGAGCAGGGGTGGTCTTACCTTTAATTGAAACGTAATCAATATTCTCTGCATCCAATCGACCTTCAATTAAGCTAATAAATCCTGACACTCTGCCGCCTTCAAGACCTTTAACTATTAGATCTTCAGAGACTGTCTCAGCTGCAACAACCACTTGCATGCCTTTAGACAAATCCTCTTTTAACTTGTCCATTACCGCATCAATCTTAAGATGTTCTTCCCACTTGACCAGCTCAAGTATGCGCTGACCTCTTAAGTTTTTAGGGCTACCTGACCCACTATTAATTTCTCCCTGCCAGTAGTTATCTATGTCATCTTGATCGAGCCGTGATTGCTGTTCCATCTCAACTTTTATTTCACTGGTCGTGCCAAAGAATGGGTAGTAACGCTTGATCATTCGACCTGACTTGATGGCTGAGTTTCTCATTATAGCTACTCTCTCAATAGCCATCTTCGGAGAGATGCCCTTCTTAAGTTCTACAACCTTATTGCCCTCTACATACTTACCATCGACCTTTACTTTTGGGCCATTGACTAGCTTCATTCCTAGGTTATCAAGAGCTTCTTTATAACTCTGACCCATGACATCAGCCCACATGTAAGCACCAGCTGACGGGCGATCCATCGGCGTAGCTGTAGCGTAAACTACCTTGGATTTTGACAGCCTACGAGCTGCTTTAGCTTGAAGCGTGTTGTAGTTCTTTAGGTTATGAGCCTCATCAAATATAACCATGCCCCACTCCTGATCAAACTCAGGCTTTATTCCGTTACGTTGACCACCATCCTTAAAGCTATTGTATGTTCCAGTCTTGAACTGCTTCATATCTATGCCCATCGATGCAGCATCATCAGCAAAGTTCTTCTTGAGGGTCGGCTCATTCTCTGTAAGTATCAGAACCTTCTGTCCAGTAGCCTTTTTAAACTGATCAGCCATAGCTAAGATCTGTCGAGTCTTACCAAAGCCAGTACCATCTGCCAACAAGAACCCACGAGATCCTTTCTCCATCATGGTCGTCATCGCAAGATCAACACCCATCCTCTGACCTGCATCCAATGAGTCAGAATAAACTGATGAATGATCACTGACCTTCGCCCGATCTGGGATAAGATCAGGCATAACTTCTACTGCTGGTGCCCTACCTTCAGCAAGATTAAGATCCTTTTCCAATCTTTCAGTGGGCCTTGCTGATGGTTTAGCCTCAGTTTCAAGACTCGCTCTTTGATCAAATATTTGTTGAGCACCAATCTTGGCTGACTTCGCTTCTTTAGCTTTATCGTCTTTCTCTTTTCGGGCATTAACCTTAGCCAACAGCTTGTCTAAAGAACTATTTACTCCAGCCACACCGTCTTCAGGTGGAATGCTGAACTTAACCTCTTGAACTTGCGCATTTACTTGAAGCGAAGTCTCTACATCAGCCTGAGTAAACTGTTTACCAAAACTCTGCAACGTCCTACGAACATCTGACTTAGTGTAGTGATCATAGAAGCCTACCTTGCGCAGTGCTTTCATAACGTATGAAACAATCGCATCCCAAGCCTCTCCGAAAACAGACTGGTCTCTTTCTTCAGCGACTCGAGCAAAGACTTCTTCTGCCACCATAGCCTCAATGCTTTCGTCAGTTGCCCCTCGCTCCTTCCAAGCATCTGTTCTGGCGCTGTAGCTTTTGCGAACCTCTTTGAATATTTTAGTTAGCTCTTCATTCTGTCCTTCAGCTTTAGAGACCTTAGTTAAGATGTCCATCCTCTCTTCAAGAGTAGGGAACACAGATAATCCATAGTGAGCAAGAATCTCATGACGAAGAACAGACTCAACCTCAGCAACGTTATTAAGACCAGCAGAATTAAGAGTGACTAGCTTATTCTTGGCATCAAAGCTTCCTGTAGGAACACCACCAGCCATACCACTTAAAGAAGCCTGTCCTCCATCAAGAGGAATATCAGCGACCATATACTTAATGTCAGGTATACCGTTGTACTTAGCTTCAAACTTATCAATGACTGCTTGGACATCCTCAACGGACATACCCGTCATGCCTTTTAGCTGACGCCTAGATACATAGAGTGGGGGGTAGTCATTGAGAAGGGTATTAAACATATCAAAAGGAGATTCACTATTGTCCTCAGTTGTTTTCTTCTTTGGATTGGCTACCTTTTTCTTCTTTGGCTTTTCTACCGGTTGATTCTTCGCCTCGGTTACTGATCCTTTTGCTGAGATTTTAATGAATTGATCGCCAGCGTTTAATGCCACTAAGTCTTCTTCAATCTTTCTGGCAAGACCTTCAGTTGTCTTTCGGTCAGCCGCAGTTGTTTTAGGGTCGTCAATAATTCCCGTAGCCTCTCTTAAGTCTCCTAGTAATTCTTCTATCAGATCAGCATCAGCAGGATCTGCTTCTACTTTCTCATCACTGTCTTTTTGTGCAGACTTTTCAGCTGAGTTAGTGACTTCATCTTGAGAGACAAAACCATAGTCTCCATCACCAATGCTATCGAAGAATTCTGTGGCGTTTTTAGTGCTTGCACCTCCAACGTCTGAAGTCGCAGTTCCATCTAAGAAATTTGAAATCTCTTGAGTTTCGGCATCTCGCATCCCTGCTAATTCATCCCTCACAGATTCATAAGATTGACGATCAACTACTGGGTCACTAGCCTTGCTCTCCATTGCATTAGCTCTTCCAATCTCAATGTCCTCTTGAATTTCGTCCTCACTCCTTCCCTCCTTTTCAGGAATAACTACTCGGCCTTCCTCTAAATTAACAGTAAGATCTTTTTTCTGAAGCAGAGGTTTACTTGGATTGACAACGTAGGCTGCACCTTCCACTTCACCATCAACAAAATAAAGCGCTTTGTTTTCCAGCTTGCCTTTTAACTTTGTTGCAGTTGTCTTGGGAACTTTAATGCCAATGACTGTCCCTGATTGCTCTTCGCTTACAGAAAATTCTCCCTCATTAAGGGTGCCATACACAGGTTGCTGACCTTCAGTAAGTTTATTTTTTGACAAGAACCGCTCTAAGTCCTTATTGTTTCCAAACAAGGTTAAAGATCCATCCTCATTAACTTTAGATTCAAACTTATTCACTGACCTAAACATAATAGACACAGCTTTTAGTTCGCTCTTACCGTCTTCAAGAACTATCTTGTTCTGCTGCTCCTTCTTTTTAAGTGAAGCATTGATAGTATCAATACGGCCAGTTGCAAATTCAACAGCAGCAATTAATGTCTTTGATTTTTCTTTAGACTTAACATCCAGCAATTCTTCTGCAACATTACTCAAGTCATCAATCTGATTGCCTTGGACATACTTTAATAAGTTGTCAGTTTTACCTTCGAGCATGAATAGCTGAGGCTGGTTAGGGAATTTTTCATTAGTCGTTTGAGATAGGACATATGACGGGACATTCTCTTCGATGTCTTCTTGAAGGTTATTTCTAACTTCGGTTATTGAATCATAATTAGAGGCTTCATTATCCTTCTTACCCTCCTTATCCATAGAGTCTCGGGTTGTAACAATGTAGAACTTACCTGCTCCTGACTCTTGAATGTCATAAGCTTCTTTAGACTTCATGCGATTCTTTGCTTGATCAGATGAATCTTTGTTGCTGTAAACCATGGGCACATCGGTTGACTGATTCTTAGCCACAATCAATGCGTTGAGGGCAAAGCGTTTCTTATACATAGTCGGACGGTATAGTCCTAACCCTTTACTCTCTAAATCTTTAGATGCAGCCTCTGCTTTATCCATTGACTTATAAACAACAGCGTCAGTATCACTTGTGTCTTTATCACCCACATAGAGGGCAAGCTTTAAACCATCGTCTCTTGTTACAAACTGTAGAACTCTGACGTCATTGATAAGATCTGTTGGATCATTATTTGAAGTTGATCCATCCGCCTCTAATCCGTAGAGAGTAATCGACTCCTGTTCACCTTCTGGTACTGCACCTCTATCTGCTGGTACAACATCATTCAGTACATCATTTTCTACGTCCGTATTTTCTTCAGCAACAACTTCAGTTGTATCTGCAACCGGATCAGCCACACTTGGATTGACAACTTCATCTGTACTAGGAGTACTTTCAACTTCAACTTCAACTTCGTTAACATCTGGATTACCTTCAAATAAATCATTAGATTGTGGGTTCTGTGCTGGGTCTGCCTGAGTGGTTAAACTTACGCCACCATCAAGACTGAAACCGTCAACCTCTCGGTCAACCTGTTCTTTAGTTTCACCCGCATCAAGGTCTCGCCCTGCTTTGGTAGCAAGTTCTTCTTCGGTTTGATTAGATAGTTCAAGGGCTGGCGCAGCTACTTCATCATCTGTAGCTTCTGCTACTATTGGTTCAGTTACTTCACTGTCTGTAGCTTCTACTGCGGGCGCAGATACTTCATCAGCTGTAACTTCTACTACTGGCGCAGCTACCTCATTACCTGTGAGTTCTGCAACGAGTGCAGGGTTGGTGTGCCAGTTTTGCCATTCACGCTTCTGGTCTTTTAGTTCGGCAACCCTAGCTTGAACAGCTTCAGGATCTTGTACGTCAACCCCTTCAGCCGCAGCTAACTCTGGATTCTTTGCTGCACCTGTAACTGCTGTCAACGTGCGTTGTATTTCAGCTTGCTTCTGTCCAGCTTTACGCGCTAGATTCTCAGCCTCTTTCATAGCTGAGTCATCAAACCCAAACAGATCCCCACTCTCTTGAGCAGTATCTCTGGTCATACTGTTGACTGCTTTTACAATATTGACAGACACAGTAATAGACTTGCCTTCTTGTAAGGCTTTGAGTCCAACAGCTTGAAGTGGTTCGTTATTAGGTGCGGCTTGGGAAATCAGGGATGCAGCGTTGTCTCCTATTTGGTCGGCACGATGGGCGGCAACAAGCGCAGGACTTCCTTGACTTGCAATCGTGTATGCCCTTTTTCCCGTTGGTCTTGCCAGAATTCCTTCTGCGTCAGCTTCTTCTTCGGTGAGGTTTCTTGCTTGGATGAATCCGACATAATCTTTTACCTTCCCCTGTCCTTCGCGTATGTTTAATAAAGCATCTAGTATACTGGCTTCGGCTGCACCAAACCCTTCTGACTCTAGGTGATACTGTGCAGGTATGGTTGTCTCGCCGCTGCGTTTGGCTAGGTCAAGACGATGCCTTCCACTGATAACTTCCTTGCGGCCATCTTCACGCAACCAGATCTGAATAGGTGCAACACCTGTCCGATCAAACGTGCCACCAAGAGGGTCAACAACTCCTTCGCTGTCTGCCCCATCTTTAAATTGAGGCACATCTTCACTGAGAGTAAGGTCAGATATTAGCACTTCAACTACCTGCTTACCTAACACAGGAACATCTACGGGTAGTTCATCAATGACCGATTCTTCATTCTCTTCTAGTACAGCTTGATTCCCACTGGATTTTTTATCAGCAACAGTGGTTCCTTTAGCCTCAGTTTTTACCTGTGACGCAGGGATGGCTTTCTTAGTAGGAGTAGGATCGCTGTCTGGCTTAGACACAACCTGACCACGGTTATACACCAACTCGTAATTACCATTACCCGTGTGCTTGTATACAGAGATAGCATCACCAGAAAGAGATTCCATTGGATTGCCATTGGCATCAGTAGGGAACTGTGTGGTTCCCTTGCCATGCCTACCCTGCTTAGATGGCTGTATAGATGGGTCGTTTGTAACCACAATGTAATGGTCTTCATTCTTACCAGCGTAATCCATTGACGCAGAATCTTTGCTGAACGAAGGCCATTTCGTTGGACGAGATGAGAGGTCAATTTTTCCATCTGCCTTTCTTGGCTTCTTTGAAGACGCATTAGTCCTAACTTCTCCACTATCAACTATGTCTTGGAAAGATGTGTCTCCAACAACAACTCTGTAATAGGTTCCATCATCCTGAAAGTCATCTGCTGTTTTCTGTATTGGCGCTACTTCAGCAGATACCGATTCGGATGCCTCAACTGGCTCTTCAACCGGTTGAGGACTAGGCTTTTTTGCCGTTAAGCTCGGAGCCTTTCCCTTTTGAAGTATCGTTGACTCCCATACCTCGTAGGTCAAAGGCACTACGTTATCGTTAAGTCCTTCAACGTACTCATCGTACATCGCTAACTTAGTAGGCGTTGGATTTGAAAACAAACCCATGCCTCGGCCTAACGATTCAATGTAATAGTCAGCTGAAGCCTTACCTAGTTCCTTATTTATCTTTTTGTATTGGCTTCTGACTACCATATTAATGGCAGAGGTTTTAGTCAAAGCCTCAATGCGCTCAGCGTCTTTAGTCAAAATGTTGTTGACAGTTTTACGATCTAGATTCTTATTATCAGGAGTACCATTGGCACGCAGACTATTCATGTTGTCGCGCACAACACCCTTAAGATCAATAGCAATGCCATCCTCTTTTATAGGCTGCAATCTGCCGAACAAATCTATAGATGCAAAAGGGTTAGTCTCTTGATTAGCAAACACACCGTATAGGTTGTCACCAGTGACGTCATCTTGAACCTCAGTCGATGAATCAACAGTCCCAGCTTCCATCTGTCCATACTCTTGCAACTGAGCTTCAGTCACAGCGTCCTCTTCTTCTAACGCTTGCTGCCAACGAGGTACTTCATTCAATGGGGTTGGTGCTAGAGCATCGAACTTCTCTTCCATCATCCTAATGCTTTCTTCTTTACGGAAAGCTTGATCAGAACCTACTTCCATTTTCATTAAAGACTTTAGCTCACGAATGATTGCGTCTTTGTACACACGCTGCTCATCATATCTGTCACTGGCTTTATCTGGCTGGACTTTAGACCACTCAAGTATCCGCTTTGTTAAAGCTGGGTTTGATGCAGGAGTTACTGGCGTAGGAGTCTCTATTTCAAGATCAAGTTCTGTTGATGCTAGCGTCTCATCTAATTTATTTATCTCATCTTGAATACCAGCAATACGATCAGAAGCAGCCTGACGCGCTTCAGGAGTAAGCTTGCGATTCTTTGACTGAGCTAATGCTATGTCTAAAGCTATCTGCAAATCAGCTCTGTAGTTAGCCTTTTCAGGAGATTCTTCAACAGTGGTCTCCTCAACAGGATCGACTTCAGAAGACTCTGGCCTATCTGGAGAATCAGCTGACTCTTCTGCAGGTAAAGCTGCCTGCTCTTCAGCATCGGCTAGTGCTTCACCCAGAGTTTCAGTAGGAGTCTCTGCTGCACCAGTAGGAGTCTCTGTATCTTCAACAAGCTCAACACCTTCCTCTACTGCAGGTTCAACTGACTCTGCATCCATGGCAGCTTGTTCTTTCTCTGCAACGATTCCCTCTTTACGAAGCCTCTCTTGCTCCCTAAAATATCCGGGCATGTCTTTTTCTTTAGTGATGCCAACCGCCTTAGATCCAAAACCACCAGCTAGGGACATTGAGCCACCAGTTCCTGCACCGATCAAAGCGCCAGTAAGACCTTCACTGACCACGTTATCCATTGGCTGTATCGAACTGTTTGCATTCTCATTCACTGCTAAGTTAGAAAGATAAGCCTGACCACCAGACTCTACTAACTCTTGAGTACCCTCAATAGAAGCACCAGAGGCAGCTCTCTTTATGAAGCCGCCTTTAACGCGTCCTAAGACATTGTTCAAGAACATGGGGCCAAGCGCACCCATGCTCACTGCACCGAGCTGGAAGCCATCTTTGAATGCGTCATCACCAGCCGCCTCAGCCACAGCAGTACGAGCCATCTCTTCTATCTGAGCATGAGATACCTTAGTACCTTGCGCTTTGTAGGTATCTGCAATTTCCCAGTAAGCTGCTTGATAAGCTGGTGTTTTATTTAACTCTTCAGCGGGAGAGTTGTATGCTTTTTGATACGCTTGATTCTTTGTCTCACCACCTAGACCAGTACCGCCAACAGCAGCCATAGACAGAGATTGAGGAATCCTGCCAGCTGGAAGGTTCATTGCTTGCTTTCTAGCTAAACTTGGAATGATTGTTCCACCTACCGCTCGACCACTCTGGCTTAGAACCTTGGCCCCTAATCCACCCGGAACTAAGTAAGGTATAGATGAGCCAACACCACTAGCGATATTCAACAATCCGCCAACAAGTGTGGAACCCTCTCTCATACTAGGGCCGTCTTCACTACTGTATTCAACACCAAAGTTCTGCATCTGGTTTCGACCTGACTCAGACATCTGTTGTATCTGATCTTCACCTGCGTCTCTCAAGTACCCCGCAATATCACCTGCCGTCTCTGACTCTTCGCCAGTAGCCCACTTGTAAATACCACCCACACCTTCAGCTAAACCAGCAGAAGCGTTAAGGAATCCACTTTGTGCAGCGTCAATGCTATCTAAACCAATCTGGCCATATCCCATCTCTTCAGCAGGAGCTGGGTTCATCTGCTGTGCAGCTGGTGCGGCCTGAGCCACTTCACCTGTGTCATTAAATATAGGCATGAATTGTTCAAACGATATGTCCTGAAGCTCTGCATCTTGGTCGTAAACCATACGGGCTAACTGGTCAACAGGAATATTCTGATACTGTGGATTCTGGCGCATCTGGGATAAGTATAATGAAGACATATTTATTTCTACCTTACTGTTGCGTCATTGTTTTAAGTGCGGATTCAAGTCTTTTAAGCTCGGGCTTCATCAAGCCTCTTGATATTGCAGCTGAATAAATTTGTTTGACTGCCTCATCACCATTCTCCTTAACATATTTTTTCAACTTACCCATTTCACCCAGCCCAATAACCATATTGATTTGATCCATTAATCCATCAGCTATCATCGTGTCATATACAGACGGTGGAGCTTGACCCATCATGGATTTAACGCCTTGTACCCATTTATCAAACAACCCGTCACCAGATGGTGCAACAGCTGGAGCCATTCGTTGTGCGCCACCAATTGCTTCCCAGTAGTTGTACACAGCCTCATATTGCTCATAGGTCTTATTGGTTTTAGGCAATGCTTGTATGCTAGAGAGAAGATTTTCAACCTGATCAAGATGTGCATTCGGATCACGAGAGACTTCTTTTCTAATCATCGCCATCATGTTGGGATCATTAAGCGCTGCTCTCATGTCAACCATCTCTCGGTCAATTCTTGAATCTTCGACAGCCTCCTTGGTGTAATTGATAGCGCCATCTACCTTCTTCTGGCGATCACTCTGTAGTCCCTGCACATAGCCTGCATAATTTATAGACTTAGGATTATCCATAGGGATTTGACTGTCAGATAACAGCTGGTTAAACGCGGTAATGTCTGCCGCATTCTCCTTACTTAGGTATTCATCCTTGTTAGCAGTGTCCAAGATATTTTGGGCTTGCTTTTGATTTTCAAAGCTTTCACCCAGCCATGTGCCTAGGTTTCCACTTTCTGATATATCAATGATTTGATTCATGTCCCTAACAGTACGTCTGGTGTCGTTGGCAGAACCCGCTAACAAGGGCTTACCTGTCTCTGAGTTAAGCATTGGCAGCTCAACCTTGCCTGAAGGATACCGATTAGGATCAATCCCTAACCCATCCTCTCTTCTAGTTGCCGCAGGATTGATGCCTTTACCAGAGGCTACTGTGGAGACAGCTGCGTTTAATGCAGCCTTTTGTGGCGCAACGCCAGTTGTATCATCGTCAGTTACATCAAGTCTTTCTGGCTGAATACCCCCACTTGGAGTGTCATTAGTTTGTCCCCCGTTGTTACCTTGAGCCGCCTGTTTTACTCTTTCATTCAAAGGTACAAAAGGTTCACCAATTTTAGCTTGAACACCACGTTCAACAGCTGAGTTCTGGAAATCACCCAAGCTGTATTTTTTATGAATGACATCTATCTTAGCGAATAAGCCTTGGGCCTTAGCCATATTAGATTTATAAGCAGCAACTGCTTGTGCATTAGGCTTTGAACCATCAGGCAGGTTAAGCATAGAGAGGTCTTGACCTTTTCCTGCAGCCATCGCTATGAACATCTGGTCAGATTCTGAAGCCTTGGGGAACATGTCTTTTGCATTTTCCCTAGCCATGGTCATGAAGCTCGTAGCTTGATTTTGATAGCTACTAAGCCTTTCCTTGTCTATAGAATTAATTGGAATGTCAATGCCTTGACTTACCATTAGGCCACTGAGAGATTTCATTAATGGACTCAGGCCATCTGCAAGCATCATTCGACCCTTGAGGTTTTGCATTAATTTGCCGACATCCTGACCTACGCCATTGTCCCCATCACCAGACGTTCCTTGCCCACCAGTCATTGGGGCGATATAGGTCTTTATCTTTCCATCCATATCCTCATAGGTGACTTCAATATCACCACCTATTGTTTCACCACCCATGGCATACATACTTCCAACTAACTCTTTGTTAAGAATTCGCTTACCTTTTATTGTTTGAGGTTTACCCCTGTACGATCCAACATCTACTAATTTCTGAGCAGCCTCACTTTGAAAACTGCCACCCATACTTTCAGTCTCAATCTCTCTTCCGAAAGTAGTAAATTCTGTCTGAGTATTGTTCTGATTAAGGTAATCTTTAAAGGCAATGTTGGCATCTGCAACAAACTCAGGAGAAGACACAGGATTCGTCTGGTTTAAAATGTTATCTACAGACTGTCGATACTCAGGATCTAAGTTTTGATACAGGTCATAAGCTAGATCGTTCTGTAATGTATCTACCCATTGTTGAGAGGGCATCCTGCCTGCTTGTATATCCATAGCTGCGCCCTTTATGGCTGCTTCAATCCTGATCTTTTTCTGACCCTGATCATAAACAGTCTTTGTTCGGTCTGCGGTTTCCCGATTGAGTTGCTGTGTCTCTTGGCGATTATAGTAATCGTCCATCATCTTGAAGCCGCCAGAAAAACCGCTTGCTAAGCCTTGTCCAGATATAGCCATGAGTACTGCCTCTTATAATAATTCGCCAAGTAACAAACCAATACCTGCACCGATAAGTGCGCCCCATGGCCCAGCTGCTGCGCCTGTTGCCGCTAGACCACCAGCTGTTAATCCGCCTGCTGCTGCACCAGTTGCACCTGCCGCTGCTGCTGTCTGTGCCGCTGCTGCTGCTGTTAAGCCATACTGAGCACCAAGACCCGCACCAGTTCCCATCAACGCTTTTCTCTGACCAGAGGCAGCTTGTGCTAGCTGATCCCCTGCCATATTTCTTGAAGCCTCTAACTTAGCAGCCTGACCCAATCCAGCTTGAGCACTACCTGATAAAGAACGACCTGTTCCAATTAATCCATAAGCCATGTGCTTAGCCTCCCTTATTCATAGTGTCTATGCCGCCAGTCATGATCTTGTCTTTCCTTTGATCAGCTGTTGCCATTAAATTATTTTGAGCATCTACCTGAGCTAACACCTGATCTAAGCTAGATGATCGGTCACGACTGGCTGCTTGATCTGCAGTAGGGGTAATTCCATAACGAGAAAGATTTCTATCTGCAATACCACGCATTGTGCTAAACGATTGATTAACGGTTTCTGGGATTTTTTCAGCCTCACCTTCTAGCAATCCACCATTTTTGTAGATGGCAGCAAGGCGATCCTCGTAAGGTTGGAAACGTGCCTTATAGTCTTCCCACTGCTCTCTAGTAATCGCAGCTCGAGTCTTTGATGCGTACTCTTTATCACCTGAGTCAATACCAAAAGAGTTCGTTGTAGTGGTAGGGGAAGCCGAAGCTACGTTACGGTCACTTCCGTAGGTAATACCTTTTGTGTACGCATCATGAACAGGATTACCTGTTCCACCTTCATCCTTGTCTCTATTTAGCATTAGGGCGTACCTCTTGGATTCATATATGTTCTTAGTCCCATTCCACCAGCAGTACCTATCGCTTCAAGGTTTCCTGCGTAGTTGTTATAACGATTCTCTGCAGATGAAGTGGCTTGATCAACACTATTTGCTGCAATGTCAGAGAGACTCTTTACAGCACCAGCAGCCTGCCCTTGTCCAATGTTAACGATGCCTTCCATCCGAGAGATCTGCTCATTGCCTAAGCCCATGTTCGCTGAGTTAACTGCAGCAGATAGAACCTTGGATCCCTTGGACAATAAAGTGGAGTTAGCTCCCATAAACTTCCCAGAGTTGGGATTAACTCCACCCTGAAACAAAGCTTGGTTTGCTGTGGCGAGTTGATTACCAGCGTCAGCATTAATTGCATTACCAGTTAAGCCTCCAACGCGGTCATAGCTGGAATCAGAACGCATGCCGTCCACCTTTGCCATGTACTGATCTTCGAGAGGACGGAACTTTGTCTTGTACCTTTCCCATTTCTCCATGGAGATATTAGCTAGCTCTTTTTCTTCAGCGGTTTCTTCAATTTCATAGCCGCCTCCTTTGCAAAGATCGACTGGGCCATCATGCTCATAATATTCATCTTCAAGCACTTCGCCTGTGGCCATGCAGGTTACGACTCTAGTGTGGATCTTCACGCGGTATCTCCTTAGTGAGAACGATGTACTGTTGTTTAAAATTAGCCTGCCTAGCTAACAATCTACCCCATCCTTTTCGTCCGTAAACCTCTAGGCTGGAACAGTTTTGCAATTTAGCAAACTGGTATAATGAGTTTTCTACCAGCCTTCCCCACTTGAATAGACCGGAGCCTCCAATGGTAAGAACGAGTAGGGTTTTTAACTGAGGGTAAATCCTCAACTGAGTTGTGTAGGCAGCAACAATGTCTTTGCCATCGACTACGCACCAGAGATGTATCTGGCGATTAATAATGAGGTCTAAAATGTCACTGGAGAGATACTCTCCATTGGAATGTTTGAGTGCTGAATCAATGTGATGCACTACTTGTGGCCACAGGTCTTCAACTATCTCAGTAGGTGCTAATAGGACTTCGTAATCCAATGTTTAAACTCATAGATAATAGGGTTTATCACTACCCTAAACGTACCTATGTTTTACAAATATATCAGTGTTATTTTGCCTCTAAACTACTATGCTTCTAGCGCATTTAGGCGGGTTAGTATTGATGTTAAATCAATTTCTATTCCCCCTGATTCAGGGTCAGCATAAGTCACATAACCATCACCACCATCACCACCATCTGTACTACTAACGACACCTTGGTTTCCATTAGGACTTCCGCCATAATAGAAATGACCACCCGCTCCTCCTGCACCTAAGTAAACTGCAATCTGAGTCGCACCAGCAGGCACTGTGACCTCTTGAGATATGGTTGCTCCTGCATTAGCTACTGTTGTTACAGCCGCCGTAGAAGAATAGGTTTGATAACCACCACCCGGACTGCCACCACCACCACCTCTGTAACCATCTCCGGGTGCTGGAGTTCCCCCAGCACCTGCTGAGTTGGGTTGTGATGAAGCCTGTCCTGAAACGCCATTGTAGTATTGACTATTAGATCGGTGAGTTATGGCTGATGACGCACCTCCAGCGGCTGTGTATCTTGAACCTACTCTTGTTCCAGAGCTATTGCGAAACTCTAACCATGAGGCCGTTCCAGCACCACCCGCAGTTGGGTTTTGTGGATATATATAACCATTAACTTGGGGAAGACCACTATTCGGAGCACCTGCTCCACCACCAACTATCAATATGGTCACTGTCCCTGTGCTACTAATACCTTGCGTAAGAACTGTTCCTACTTGGAAAAACTCAACTGGAGTTCCGGGGCCACCAGAATATAGTCGAACATTATTTAACTCGACTAAACCCGTTGAATCCGCATAAATTCCACCAGTTGTTCCACCCACACGGAATCCAGCAACATTGCCCTCTCGTCCATAAAAAGCACCTGCCTGTTTATCAGCAAGAGTAGTTTTTTGAAATCTCACCCCAGAAGTTGTTGAAGTAAAATCCAAATAATGGTTTATGTCTATATTCGATGCGTCCAGCTGAATTGCTTCTATTTGGTTTGCCGTCAAGACTCCAGTAACATTTGCAAAATCAACCGTAAGATTGTTAATCTTTGCTACATCTATAGACGCGTCAGCAATCATTGCCGATTCCATGTATGTGCCAGCAGCAAACCACTTTCCAAAAGATATATTTGTATCTAGTGGAGTGGTTGCACCCCCACTTTCTTGCCACGCTTTAGTTTGGTTGGTGTACCTTGTCCCATCTTGACCAATCGCCATGCCATCGCCTGTGACAATAAAGAAGGGTGCCGTTGAGCCAACCCCATTACCTACCTTAAACAAACCAGCGTTGACCGCAAATTCACTTGAGGTTGGGCCAGCAGAAATACCGTATCCTGCGACTTCTCCTGCGCCATTAATCCTAACGTATTGCTCACCAACCAGATCTCCCAGTGTAGACGTATGTGCGGTAACTGATGTACCAATGGTACCAATGGTGGCAATTTCTGCTGACAAAGCAGTATCTAAGGAACTTAATCCAATGGATTCATTTAGGTCAGTTAGAATAGATGCTACTGTCTGATTAGTTTGTCCAAGGGTTCCAGAGCTAGCATTGAAGCTACCCTTTTGATTGAGTTTATTGACATGCCTAATCCAGTAGTAGTAAGTAGATGCTGGGTTGACTGGCTCACTGTACATATGGTGCTCAACTGTGGCCACAAGAACTGATGAAGCCAGAAGATTAGTCTCATACCTCCAGACCTCAGTGCTTGTGAACCCCTTAAAAGTAGGGGAATCCCACACAAGGAGTATGTTTGTAAACGCTCCTGAGACAGTTAGACCAGTTGGTGTTGTCGGGAATTCTACTACTTCAGTGACCACTGGTGAAGGTGCGATACCTATCTCACCAGCTACAGCACTTGATGAGGTTGTTACTTTAATTACCCCAGCTTGGGATAGGTCTCTAGCAGTGAGTGCTCTATCTAAACCATCACCTCTCTTACCTTCAAGAACTTCAAGGCATTCTTTTACAGATTCATTGAATAGGCGTTGAGATCCTTCGTCAATTAAGTCTGCAGAAATATTGGGTGTGTCTGGTTTTTTGCTCATTAGACAATCTCGCTCATGCTAGTAGCGACTACTACACTATTAATAATATCAGTACCCACAACCTTTACTTCATACTGGTTAGATCTGTACCCAGAAGGGAGCCTAAAAGCACGTTCATTTAATACGGCTTGTGAGTGCACTAAACCACTTTCAGCGTAAACTGATATAGTTATGTTTGAATATGACTCTGCTTCAACCTTAGCCACAGCCATGTTGATGGGCCTTTCTATTTTGTACTGTTTGGAATGCCACTCATAAGTAGCCTCTGATCCAGAGTCGAATTGTTTTATCTGGCTAGAAGAATCTATAAAGTAAAGGGCATCAGCTTCTGGATCAGAATAACCTCCAGTCAAAGTCGTCACTTGGGTAAGGTCAGACAATAGAAGAGTCTGTGGATTAAATATAAATCCTTTTTGAACACCACTAACCGTATACAATCCAACGTAATTACCTTCGTACATGTACGAATGTATAGTCTCAGGCTTCAAGGCTTGCCACTGAGAGCGACTAAAGACCTTATCTGTAGCCAGAGTAGCCGCTGTTCCAGAAGCTGACACAAGACCATCTGGTGAGGCATACATAACATGGCTACCCATGTTGACAATAGACCGCTTAGATACGCAGGCTTGATTTTCTCTCATCCTTACAATCGTCATATTGCTTGGATGCGAACCCTGAACTACATAAGGATAAGCTTTAGTGGTAACAATTAAGCTACTTCCTACTGCCTTAATAGCCACGATGGAAAAGTCTGTAGACAATCTATATTTTGTAGGCCACGCATGAGGCATAAATGGCTCACAAAACATGACTTCGTTGTCCTTAAATCCGGCCAATATGCCATTTGATAATGACGTCAGCCCAATCATTTCAGCAGGAGGTGCGACCCAATCAGTAGACGGTAGAACTCCACCTACTTCCAATGCGGTTTTACTATCTGGATATACTTGTTGAGAAAGTAAAACTACATCAACGTACATGTAAAAAGTTCCTGCCGCTGAAGTGACAGTTCGGTAAATGTTTTTGTGTGTGACGTCAGAGGAAGCAGGTATACCATTGTCCATTGTTGAAATACTGACTGTCTGAGCTGAAGGATATAGATCAAGTACCGCGCTAGGTGCAGAGGGTGGCCCTTCTTCACCATTAACTGATACAAAAGTATAGACGTAAGATCTGGATTCTTTTATCGCGTTTTCTGTATCGGCAGGAACTGAACCGACAACTGTCATAGTGGGGGCTGTAGTTGGTGCAGGTAGTCCCAATCTGAATGAGGCAGAAGGATATACAGTGCCACCTCCTACAGCTATAGAATTGTATGTCACTCTAGGCCGCTTACCATCTAATGAATCACCTGTATAGTAAACACGGTTGTAAGTGTTTGCAGCGATTGGAGACCTAACTACATCTACGTCCTCATCCCACCTAAACCACTGGTCTACACCACCAACTGTATCGTACTTATAAAGACTGTTTTCGGTTCCAGCAGTTTCCGCAGTACTGGCAATGTCACTAAGTCCTCGTATGGGGGCCAAGTCCCCTGAGTCTAGACGGCAGTTGACAGCAGTTTTTGCAGAACCGCTAGGCAACAAACGGGCTGATAACTTAGGGGCTATGCCCTTAAATACATCTATTTTTATAAGGGCCATGATCTTATCTCTGTTAACTATTTAAACTTAGGGACTTTTGAAGAGATAACTTTCTCAAGCATGCCTCTCATACCGTAGATCACCACGACCATTCCAACCAGAGTGTACTGATACCACTGAGGCATCTTGCTGATGACCTCAAATCCACGCAGAGCGTATACATCCATGGTCGGTATAAAGGCTAGTACCATGGGGGTCATAAACACTATAAGAATTATCTCGTCCTTATAGGACTTCTCCATGTTTTGCATAGCAACCATGTCAAGGTTGAAGTTCTGAGACTGGCCTTCTGCAGCCATGCGAACCTTACCTTTAGCAATCGCCAAGGTAGTTTCAGCTTCTGCTTCAATGGCGATCAGCTGGCCTTTCAACTTGGCCCCTGCTAGTTCTTGTTTACCTTTGAAGTAGCCACCTACGCTGCTTGATAGCGCACCAATGATTGAACCCCACATAGAACCTCCTAATAACTCCAAACGGTAGGACGAGGGAAGCCATCTTCCGCTGTTAAATCGTCCAAGTGAATAAATCTTGAACCGCCTTTCTGAGCAACACCGATACCAGTCATACCGTACTTGAGAGCGATCTCAATCAGACGGTGAGCCTTGTCACCCCTAACCGCTATATCAATAGCATGACCTGAAGCGTGTGCTCCGGGCTTCTTCTTTCTTGCTTCGATAGGATGAGTGGGATGGCGGTAAGCAGAAGTCACTGTGAAAGGAAAGTCACATACTTCACGGATGGCATTCACCTTTTCCATAAAGGCTTCATCCATTTCACATTCACCTGAGTGGGAGCACTTGAGTTCGTCTTCAGAAAAGTAATTCATATTAGTTAACCGTTATAGTTTGCAAAGAAATAACCCACAGCGCAGGTTACGATAATAAATCCTATCCGTTCTAACACTCTGGCAACGCCACCAGCTTTTATTACAGCCGTGTTTAATTGATCTAAGCGGTTGCTATGTACATCTAACCTTTTATCTTGGGTGGCTTGATGAAGATTGAGGTGGTCGATCTTTGTCTCCACTGCGACTAACTGAGAGAGAGCATCCACAAGCTTGTCTAACTTAGCTTCTATCCGATCAAATCTTTTATCGGTGTCCATTAACACTTCCTTTTTCTTTGCTTTAACAACACTCATAAGTGACCCTGTTTGATATAAATAGCAACCCCGAATAACGCACCCATGATTAAAATCATTATTAATCCGACAGTAATTCCTATTGTAAGATTGGCTTCAAGTTTTTTAGCTTTCAATAATTTCCGTTTAGCTTCGGCCTGCTGAGCTTCTTTTAATTCTCTAGTGTATGCAGCTTTAAATGCCACAAAGTCCTTCCACCCATGCAAACGCTGTTTATTAAGCATGAATCTTAATTCTTCTTCCTGCCTAACAAGTGCCTCTTTTGCTTGAAAAGCCTCGAGTACATTGCCAGATCCACTAGCTACTTGTTTAGCTATCGCCTTTTCCGCTCCAAAATATTTCCCTAGAGATACACCAGCGTCAGCAATTTCCTTTCCGTTGGCCAAAGTGGTTTTGATCACTGCGAAGGCAGCGTTTGCTATAGCAAGTTCTGCTAGCATATCCATAACCTCCGAGAATAATAATGTTCAGATAGCTCATAAGGAGCCGTAGGCGGATGAACTGGGGTGTAGTTCTGTAGCCGATATTCAGTCTGTGGTTCAATAACATGACCCTGCCCCTGCGGTGCTTGAGTAGGGGCTAGGTTAATAGGATAAAGTTCCACAGGTGAAGACCACATCAAATGTTCCTAATATCCTTAACACAAAAAGCCAAGACTGATTTATTGTCCTTCATGTTTACAACTGAGTAGCCGACAAGAGGGCTGATCACAAGATCGAAACCATTTATCTTGGCAATGTCCACTAACTCTAATCGACACTTACTTAGTGTTGGATAGCCTGCCATAAGTACAGGAAGCGTAGGCTCTGCACTTGCTAACATAGTGGCTATCACGATTAGATACATGTTGGCTCTCTTTATTACAGGCATAAAAAAGCCCCGACAATCGAGGCTCTAGTCCGGCTCAGCCAGAGTTACTCAGGATCTGATTCTTCTTCAGGAGCAACGTAGGCTGAGTTTACTGCCCATGTTGTGCCGTCAAATGTGTGCTTACATCCTACCCAACCAGCAGGAGCTGTTACACCTTCGACTAAGATACAGTTACTTGTATTCATATCTCCAATAATAAAATTAGGAGTTGTAATAAAGTCTGCACCCATAGTAATAGCTACTGAATTAGCAAACATATACTTGCTGATGTTTGTATCATTCTCGATGATTGTCTTCATGCTAAATACCTTTTAATAAAATTGAGGTTGCTGATAATGCTTTGCCTGCCACAACGCTCGGTGTGCCTGCGGTAGTAGAAAAAGTCGCGTCAGTTTTCACATAATATGTGGCACCAGCTGTTAATCCAGAAAGATTAGATGCAATACCTCCCTGCAATTGTACGGTTGCAGAAGCTGTGTCTGCAAAAGCTGCGCTCGGTATGCCGATAAAGTTAGTCGCTGTCAAATTAGTTGTAACTCCTTGATATGTGCCTCCCAGTTGTGTAACCGCAAACTGAGTTCCATGGCCTAGTGACGGACTATATCCAGCACCAAATATAAGTTTGCCGTTGTTATTAGGATCAAAACAAATAACACCTTCAGCTGTCCCACCTCTCTTAGTATTTGTCATGTCATAAACTGATGACACTGATGACACATCGCCAGAAACAGTTACAACGTATGCTTTATGTCCGTATGGAGCATTACCATCTCCTCCATGCAATACAAACTTACCTGCAGCGTTAGGATCATTTTGTATGCCAGATGTGTAGAAAGGCCCGTTAGAGATATTTACTGGAGAGCCAGCAGTTACCGTAGTGCCTGAAACTGTTAGCACTCTTAATTGTGTTCTTCCACTATTAGGTTGGTCATAAGAAGCAACTAAAAACTTTCCACTTCTTCCTTTTTCACTGGCTGTGACTATGTAATAAGGATTAGCACTATCCCAAACCATTGAGGTGCCAAAGCTACAAGTGACTCCTGATATTGTTCCAGCTCTCGCAGCCCCATCATTATTTGCGTCACGCCAAGTAATTAAAAACTTATTCGCAGTATTTTTATCTAAAGTTAAACTCGGATAATTAGCTGAGCCTGATGCAACGGCTTGCACTGCAGATCCAAGAGTTATTGTGCCTCCACTGTTAACAGTAGAAATCCGCACTTCCAATGGCCCGTTATTATTATTTTGATAAAATACAATAAATTTATCAGTGGTAAAGGGGTCAAACTCCATACAACCTCGGAAACTAGTATTACCATACGACGTAGTAACATTGGTTGCAGAACCAAATGAAGGAGTAGTCCCAGATATTGTTCCAACTTTTAGTTTGCGTTTATAACTGTCACCATTATCTTGATAAAATAACAAAAACTGACTAGCTCTATTTGGATTAAAATTAATCTCTGCACCACCGTTATGAGCAGAAACTACCACTACAGGAGTACCGAATGTAATTGTGGTGCCGCTAACAGTTCCTACTGCACACGTAGTGTAATTACTGTTATTGTTGTCTCCGTAAACAATTACAAATTGATTAGCAACGTTCGGATTAAAATCAGAATCTAAGCCTACCGGCCCTTTATTGGAGGTAGTCGTGTAACCCCCTGCAGGCCAAGCAAGTGTTAAAGTTTGATCTACAATAGTATTCCCGACTGCCGACACGGTTCCATTCGAGTTTAAAATGATAGGCTTTCCATTCGGTAAAGCACCTGAAGCCACAAAAGTAGATTGCCCGCTACCGCCCTTCGTTGTTTTAACTGAGCCGTCTGAGCCTAGTAACGTTGCTAAATTTCTTGCTTTACTCATCTACAGCCACCCATGCAGTTGTGCTCTCGTCCCATACATATTCTTCACCATCTGAAGGGTAAGCAGTAGGTGCTTCCCATAGACAGGTAGCATCCACAAGAGTCCATGATGGATAAGGCGTAGGCGGAATAAACGCATCTTTAGAAGAATCATATGCGAATCCTATGCCAGCGTAGTTCATACGCAGCGGAGTTCCACCATCAGCATGAACACCACCGTGGGTGTTGTAAGATGTTTGAATCCACTGGCCCGGAGATGTATCCACAAATGTATCAAAGAAGTCAGCCTCTGCTACGATAACTTGCTCAACTACACCTGAATTTACTTTTGCATAATGTGCCATCTTTACTACCTCTTAAAATGCATATCTGATTATTACAATGCCAGATCCACCGGCACCACTTGTATCAAGAGTCACAGCCATACCGCCTCCACCTCCTCCAGTGTTTGCTCCACCAGAACCTCCTAAGCGGTCTGTGCCTGCACCACCAGAGTTCAATGCGCTTCCGCCACCAGAACTAGCAGCACCACTATTGGCAAATGCACCGCCTCCACCTCCACCTAGCCCACCATCACCACCTTTTGTTCCACTTTGAGCGCCACCTCCGCCACCTCCAGCAAAATAGTAAGAAGAACCTAGCCAAGTATTTATTAGACCAATACCCCCATTACCTCCGCTGTTCGCAGAATCTGCTAATCCTTGACCACCTTTACCTCCGCCACCAGCAGCAGTCCATGGATTGGCAGTTGTATCAGTAGTAGTACCTCCTGCATTACCTTGGCCCGAAGTACCCGATCCGCCAACACCTGCAGGCCAACCACCACCACCACCTGAACCGCCAGACCTGCCGATAGTTGCTGGTGCGTTTGAAGTAGACCAGTACGCTCCTCCTCCACCACCACCTATAGCAGTAGATAAAGATCCTATTGAACTAGAAGCACCATCAATACCCGAAGCATTTGTACCCACCGCAGCGGCTGCTCCTGCGCCTACTGTAATTGTGTAATTATTATTAGCAAGTGTAGCTGTACTTACTAACATGCCGCCTGCACCACCACCACCTGCTGCACCTCCGCTACCACCGCCAGCAACTATTAAAATATCAGCAACTACTGAGCCGCTAACATTAATAGAACCAGATGAAGTAAATGTATGTATTTTATGAGTAGCTGTAGTTGTTACTGTTCCACCTGTTGAGCTTAGTACAGTAGAAGTTACTTGTTCCCAAGCAGTGCCATTACTGACATATAGGTCAGTTGTATCTGTTTTGAAGAACAATGATCCAGCAGCTGTAACAGGGTCAGGCAATGTGGTACCTGTGGTCGTGCCTGAAAACGATGCGTTTGAACCTAGGATTAATTGCACTTCATCATCTAAATCAAGTGCTGGGGTAAATGTGACTGACGTACCATTGGTTGCTGTAAAGTCTGAACCCAACAACATCTTAGCCCCGTTAATATAACAATCTATACTGCCAACAAAATAAGTAAGCCCTGTTTTAGTCGCTTGGTTTGCAGTAGCTGTAAATTCAACTCGCTTAGATGTTACAGACCTAACTTTCCAAGCTGTACCTGTCCAATCGTAGAACAGACCATTGATAACCAACGAGTCACCAGAACTAGGAGAAGCGGGAAATCCGCCTGATGTGTACAAATAATCCGTCATCTTCTAATCCTCAGTAATGTCTATGCCAGCAACATACGCGCTAAATGTTCTTTGCGGTACAGGCACTAAACCTCCAGCAGCTGCTATACGATTTCCAAAGCTGCCATTGGAGCCCTCAACAAGTTGATACGGATTGTTGGGGTACAGGTACCTAACTACTGATGGAACAGCTAAGTTTGTATCAATAATCGTTACTCGGTCACTTGCCTCACCTAGTATTAACGCAACTCCTGCTTCAACTTCACACGCTCCGTTGCCATATTCAGTAGAACCCCCGCCTCCTGCTATTTTAATTACTATGTCGGTATTAAGATTCCAATACATCATAGCGGAACTGCCTTGAGCAACAATAAAAGGTACGCCTGCCCTGTTAACAACAAGACAGCCTCCATCATCATAACCACCTACATTTAACTCACCGGAATTTTTACTAGTTACAACTCCTGTAGCTATAGTACAAATAGTTACAGTAGTACTGCCACCACTTGTTTTAGAATACACTTTACCGTTATGATAAATTGCCCAAGATCCTTGGTTAAGTCCGGGTTGTGCCATAGTATCCCCAGTCATTGTAATGTCATTATCAACATAGGTAGCAATATTTTTTCTTCCTAATAGAGTGCCTGATTTAACGGTGTAAATATAAGTTCCGTCAGTACACATTTGATGTACACCAGTGTGGCCAAGATTACTAGTAGAAACTACTGCACCTGTCTCATCATGTTTGTAAATAACTCCACTTGCTATAGCAAAATAAAATGGAGTGTCAGCAGCTAAAGGTTTGTGAACAAATCCATCAGTCCTTTCTATACTTGAGCCACTAAGGCTAGTAATAGATGGTGCAGTAATAACTGTTGCATCACTAACTAAATTTATTCCCTCTGTTCCACTAAAAAAGAACATACCATTAAAACCAACAGGATCTTCCGCTGGAAACTTTAACTTTAAAGTAGAAGACGGCCCCATAATTAAACTTTTAGTTCGCTCCAACTGTCCCGCACTAGTACCCGTATTCATTGTTCTTCCATCAAGATCTAGCGTAACTCCATCACCTAAATTAATGCAATCTAGATCTTTTAGAACTGCCCGTTGTGTAGATGATGTTGTGTGCAGAACTACTTCTGTAGCCGTTACTGGCACTACCTGATCTACTACGTTTTTAAATACTTTGACTTGCTCGGCCATGAGAGGCTCCTATGTATACATTAAGATTCTGGCTATAGTTGCCCCAGCAACAGCTGTGGATGTAGTACTATTTGCTGCTCCTTTGTCTAACCAAGCATTGTCTGTACCATCCGACAGGTATTCATAAAGAACACCTTGAGAAGTATCAAACCACTGCTGTCCTTGGGCTGGTGAAGTTGGGGCTGATGCTTGGCTTATTAAGACTAAGGCGGGTGTTCCAGCTGCTCCTGTCGATCCTGTTGGGCCAGCTACAGTTGAGTCAGCACCATCAGTGCCATCAGACCCGTCAGTACCGTTGGTTCCGTTAGTACCATTAGTACCGTTGGTTCCATCGGTTCCGTTAGTGCCATTAGTACCTGCTTCACTTGTTAGAAGTAAAGTAGTGGCAGACAAAGCTCGGCCTGCCTCTACGCTAGGTGTTCCAGCAGTAGTGGAAATAGTACCGTTAGTCTGAACATAATATATTAAGTTAGTAGTTAAACCTGTTTGGTTAGAAGACACTCCTCCCGCTAGCACTATAGAAGCTGTGTCTGCATCTACATAAACTGCTGAAGACATACCTATAAAGTTAGTTGCGGTTAAGTTTGTTGTCCCTAATACATTTCCTCCCAACTGTCCTACTACTGCTTTACCATTTGAATTGTGTGCTGGTGGAAAAACCGCTACAAACTCACCAATGTTATTAGGGTTGAAAGCAAAGGTAGGCGTCCATACTGCTGCTGAGTACGCATTAGCAGCATCAAAGACAAGAGTAGTACCAGAAATTGTACCCGTGACCATCATGCCAGTATAAGGCGATCCACCAGTTTCATCATGATAAGAAATTACAAACTTACCTGTCGTGCCATACGGATCAAAGATTATTTTAATGCCGGCGGAATATGCTGTTGCGTGTACAACCTTAGTACCAAAAGTAATAGTGGTGCCTGAGACTGCGCCAACTATAGCTGTGCCATACATTCCGTTAGTGCTGTCGCTCCAAGCCACTACAATATTTGATGAATTTGGGTCAAACGCTACTGAGTAGTTATAGGAAGCATTTGTAAAATAAGCTGGAGTACCAAAAGTAATATTATTACCTGAAATTGTCGCTATTGCTGCATAACCGCTGTTGCCACTTGCAGTCTTATAAACAACTGCAAATTTACCTGTTTGACTTGGATGGAAACGTAAGTCTATTTCATAAGATGAGGCACTATTAAATGTATTCACAGCTCCAAAAGTAACCGAGGCTCCTGAAACTGTGCCAATTAACGCTTTGCCGTTGCCATCGTTGTAAGCAAGTAAAAACTTATTTGAATTGTGAGGATCAAAAGATACATGAATTTCGCTTGTTGTAGCAGAACTAAATACATACTTAGAACCAAAACTAATCGAAGTTCCTGAAACTGTGCCTAACATCACAACGCCGTAGTATGAATTGTCAACATCTCTAAACGCTAATATGAACTTACCAGCAGTGTTAGGATCAAAGGATATTGAGTTCCAATAAGAATCGCCTGAATTAAACACAACTGGGGAGCCAAAAGTAATAGTGTTACTAGCAATAGTTCCTACGATTGCTGTACCAGCGTGTCCATTTCCAACATCTCTATAAGTTATTACAAAAGTATTTGCGGTATTTGGATCAAAATCTATATTGAAATCAAATGTTGCACTTGAGTTAAATACATATTCGCTACCTGCTGGCATATTTGTAGCAATAGTTGTTACTGGAATTTCTACAGCTTCAACAGTTCCGTCACTTTTTAAAATAACAGGAGTTCCGTTTGGCAAAGTACCGCTAGCTACGAAATCTCTAACACCACCTACTCCATCTGCACCGTTGGTACCGTTGGTTCCATTCGTACCGTCTGTACCATTGGTTCCATTAGTTCCATCCGTACCATCTGTACCATCTGTACCTGCTCCACCTGCGGCTCCCGTAGCCCCAGTTGGGCCAGCAGGCGCAGTATTAGCTACCCAAGTAGTACCATTCCATTGATACTGAGCAGAATTAATAGCCAACGTATCACCTGATACGGGTGATGATGGGAAACCGCCTGATGTATAAACGTAAGCTGTCATTTTAAAATCCCGCTTTTAATAAATGTATTATTTACTGCTCTCATGAAATGTACGTACCAGAACTTGTAAATTTTAATATTGTGTCTGTGCCCGAAGTAGATACATTTGGTGTTCCTGAATATGAGCCAGAGTAATAAACAGTTGGCATTCTAATAATAACTACACCAGAGCCGCCTGCATTACCGGCACCACCACCGCCACCACCACTACCTGTGTTTACCTGCCCGCCTAACGATGGTACGCCTCCGCCCCAACCACCACCGTGTCCACCACCTCCAGTTCCTCCTTGACCTACAGTAGTGCCCGGAGAGAAAGTGCCACCTGCACCACCGCCTGCGTAAGTTACACTAGTACCAGTAATGGTTGACGTTCTTCCATTGCCACCGTTAGCAGGTGAGTAGCCACCATTGGCCCCAGCTTGACCAGCACCACCTCCACCGCCAGATTTATACAAAGAAGTACTGGCTCCGTTCCCGCCTGCATGTCCTTGACCAGCTATTCCTGAACCACCAACTGAGCCTCCATAAAAAGAGCCGCCTCCAGAACCACCGCTATTACCTGTTTGTATAGCACTTTGTATGCTGTTATTGCTTACTCCAAAACCACCACCAGTAGGATTGGAAATCATGATTCCATTTACTTCAAGGCGACTCTCATTTCCATTGCCCCACCCGCTTCCACCGCCTGCACCAACTGTTATAGAGTAAGTACGTGATGCATCTATTGAGTAAGTACCTTCAAGCATACCGCCAGCTCCTCCTCCTGAACCCACATAACCAGATCCTCCAGCTCCTCCAGCAATAACTAGATGCTGCATACTATAAGGATACGCAGAAAAACTAGATTGGCCCCAACCTGAAGACATGCTGATATAACCACTAGTTTTGTTAAATAGCGTTCGTAATGCTGAATCAGACATACTAAGATTCTGTGTAGAAGGACGCCCAAGTTCTATATTAACTTGGCTAAAAGATATTGCACCAGCAGACGGAAGAGCCATTACTTACTTTCCTCAATTAGCTTATTAATTTGAACTTGCTGTTCTTTAATTGCTTCAATAAGAAGTCCTACAATGTTTCCGTAAGCTACAGATTTCATGCCATCTTTATTATCAAACACAGCTTCTGGTAACACTTTTTCTAACTCTTGTGCGATAACACCAGTTGCTCTCTCACTATTCATATCAAAAGTAACACCACGAACATTAAGAACTTTATCTAGTGCGTTAGGAATTTTTTCTACATTGCTTTTAAGGCGTTCATCTGAGTAAGCTGTAATGTTGCCTGAAGCTGTGAAACTACCTGACAAGTTATTACCATTGTTTGATAAGTTGCTAAGACCTACTTCAGACGGAGTATTGATGTCACAAATAAGTGTTGTACCAGAAAGAGTTAACCCTGTACCTGCTGTAAAAGTAGTGCCATTAGTACCATCATTGCCATCAGTACCATCATTGCCATTAGTACCTTTTTCAGCAAGTAACTGCCAGATAGCTGCATTGCTAGATGGAACTGTACCTGCAGCAGAAGCTGCAATAGCAGTATATGTACTGCCGTTGTAAAGAACAGCATCTAAAATTGCATAGGCAGTTGCTGAATCCCATGTGCCTTGTAAAGCAAAGCGTACTTTGCCTAAATTTAAAGTTGGCATTAGGTTGTTACCTCTAGTTCACCGTTTGAGTTTATTGAAAAATCTTCCTCGTATGCTGCACCGTAGTAGTTTACTGATAACATTCCTGTAACTGGTTCTATGCTGAATTCACCAAAGGAAAGACTTGCTGGGCCTGCTGCTCCAGCTGGGCCTGTTCCCCCTGTGTCGCCTGTGTCGCCTTTATTTGCTATTACATTTTGTACTGGGTCACTTGCATAGACAACAAATGCGTAAGGCCAGCTAGAAGGTGACATATTTCCAGTGCCTGCGGTGTCTTTTGATTGCAGGACAAAAGAAGTAGTTGTTTTACTACTTACTATTACTTGATGTGCATCAAAATTTTCTTTATCTGTAATGACAGAGTAATTAGTATCTGCCATAGCTGTGTTAAAAGTTACAGTTGTATTACCACTAGAGTAGGCACTATAACTACAGCCTGCTGCTGTGCCTGACGCTTCTGTGCTAATACGGCCTTGTGCTATTGGGGCAATTACTGTTGCAGAAGTTGATGCTGCCATCAAGACAGCACCTGCTGATATGTCTAACCAAGCTGAATCAGTGCCGTCACTTAAATATTCTTGAAGAACGCCTGTAGTAGTATTAAACCATTTAGTACCAATAGAAGGATTAGTAGGCGCTGTAGCTGATTGTATTGTTGTAAAATTAACTACATCAGCTGCAGTTAGTGCTTGGAAAAATGAATCACCTGCTGACCATGCTTGATCTCCAAAAGAAGACTCAGCATTCTTAGCAACTCCAGTCAGTGTCCAATAACTAACAACTGATGCACTCCCACCCATGCCTGCGTGATAAGAACAATAATAATACAAAGCTGCTGGAGTGCTATCAGATACGACAACCGTAGTTTGTGTTGCGCTATTGTGGGTTACACCTGTGGTGTATTCTGACCCACCTCCATGTGTACCATCAGCAGTAGTAGAAAATCGAAACGGATGGCCTGATGGATAAGTGAATATATAAGTAGATCCAACTTTTAAAGTTAGCGTTTGTTGTCGTACACCATTGATGTAATACTTATTACCTGACTCCGTACTAACTGAAGTAACTGCAAAAGTTTGGCTATTAGTAGGATTAGTACGCGCTGTATAAGTAATGATCTCAGTCTTGTCTGTGGCAGATAGAGTTAAACGGCCACTTGTAGGAACATCTTTATTTGGGGCAACAGCTTTAACCACATCAACAGTAGTTGCACCGATAGCTAAGTTTGCCTGTAGCGTACCTTGTACGTTATTCTCGAAAGCCATTTTATGTATCCTTTACTTTAACTTTAAAGTTGACTTCTTTAGTTCGGCCTTGGTTGGTCTCAACTGTGACAGAAACGATGTAGCTCTTTTTATCCACACCCGCAGCTACCCAGACTTTAGGTATGATGGTCGTTGCATCAGTCACATAAATCGTTAAGCCCGCTGGAGCTGAAGCAGTCACAGTGGAAATTATCGCGTCCCCACTTGGAAGCCATGCAGTAAAATCAATGTCATAGTCCAATCTTTCAGTGGGCTGTTTGGTATACGATTCCATAAATATCTCTCTTTAAGCTGCTTCGGCAAAGATGGTTCTATCTTCTGCATCTACAATGATTACTCGGTCAATCGCTTCAACCGTTATAGATCGGACTTCTGCCTCAACCAATATGAGAATGCCGTTACTGCGTTCACCCGTCTGTGAAACATAAGTAAAGCTGCTTACTACTTCAGCTGTTGCTATGGCGTTTATCGGAGAAGGAACCCTCATTCGGAAGGCTGTTGCTTCTACTGAAGCTGCGGCATTTGAATAACCAAACGCAGCGTTTATTCCTGTTCCTGAAACAGTTATGTCAGCCGTTCCAACTACATCCGCCTTGGCATAAATTTCCTTATCAGCTAATGACACAACATCAGACGAAGCTGATAGTGCAGCACTGGTGAATTTAAGGAAGTTTGTGTTAACTGGAGATATGGAACCTGTACCATTTAACGTACAGGTTGCAGAACTCTCAATGTAAGAAGCGGCTGTGGTATCTGCTGACGCTGAGATCTGAGCAGAAGCAGTTTGTATTGCTCCAGCTGTGGCAGACAGTTCAGATGACGCAGTGAGGCTGAAGCTAAATAGTACGGTGGCTTCAGCTGCAACATTTGCAGAAGGGGTATATCCTGTATTTGTCCAGAACGCTGGAGTGGTATAGGCTTCGCTAACGGTTACAGGGTTTACATAGTAAGTTGCTGCTGTCTGTGTATACTGTTCCGTAGCATAAGTTAGGTATGTGTCACTTCCTTGATAAGAAGTTGTACCGGGATATACGAATCTATATCCTGATCCGACAGGGCCATAACTATAAGACCCATTCACATATACTGTGGATCCTACGACTGCCCATTCCCACACAGCAGGAACCCAATACCCCGCAGTTATTACGGCAGGATGGAATACAGATTCTGTATAGAACTGTGTGGTAATAACATTTGCTACGGCACCGATTAAGTTGTCGCCATCAGCTGTGGCTGAGGCTGAGGCATTGACTGAAGCACTGGCAACTGATTCTGATAGGTAGCCAGAGGCAACAATGCTGGCTGTTGCGGTAGCTGTTGATAGCCCCGCAGTAATAATTGTAAGGTCTCCAACAGCACTTATGGTTACAGATGGATTGATTGCTGCTGAAGCGTCAAATATCACATAGGTTGATGAAGCGACAGAGACTGAAGCAGTAGCCACAATATCAGTCTGGCCTACAGCTTTCTTATTACCTACAGAAATCGCCAGACTAGATCCACTGAACGATCCAGTAGCAAGTAAAGTGTTGAAGCTTTCAGCTGTTGCTTCAGCATCTGCCAATACTTGGGCTGACCCTAATATGTCAACAGTGACACTTAACGATAAGTCTGCCGTAGCATTAACTGTTGCTGATGCGTCAATGTACCTTACTGTGAACGCTGTTGACGTAGCTGATGCTGCACTGGTTACGTCTGCTATGCCTATACAAACTCGAGTACCTGTTGCAGTAACCTCAGCTGATGCTGTTGAGTATGCAAAGCTACCACTAAGGACACTTACATCTGAAACCACAACCTGAGCATTAGGTGTGTAACCTGTTGGTACAGATACTGCTTCAACGTAAACAGCAGGATGAGTGGTCGTGTGTGTAGTAACAGTGTCTTCTAGTATTTGGTAACGAGTAGCGTAGTGAGTTACAGTTACTTGGTTCAGACCGGGAATATACACAGAGTCTTGATGGTTAATACTTCCAATCACAGCGCCTTTATAACGGCCTGATGTATTTGCAGCTGGAGCAGGCCCAAAGCTTCCCCAAGTTGAAGACTCTGTAGGTGGAGAAGAGTTTTGATTCTGAGGGGTAAAAGTCCATGTGTAATCTGACCCAGCAGGGTACATACCATGATAAAAGTAATAACTACCAGAATAATAGTATGTAACTCCGCCCGGATTAGTTCGAGATTGAAACGAAGGTACAGGAGAGTAATACCCATAAACTGACGTAGCTGTTGTATAGGTGTAAGTATCGTATTCAGGTATCGTGTAGGCGGGGGTTACCTCAAAACTATCCAGCACATAGGCTTCAGCTTGAATAATTCTCGCTGCGATTGCCGAACTTGAAACCGAGGCGCTACAAGTAACTGTTGCCTGACCATTACTACTAGCCTGTGCTACAGCTGTTAGGTTGGCAGTGCCTATAAACTGAGCATTTCCAACTGAAATCTTATTACCAACTGATATGGAAACAGCAAAAGCAGACAACGCTGCGGATACATCAATAACACGATATGGCGCAGTAGCAATGACGCAAGAGCCATCAACATTAGCTGTTGCAAAATGTATAGTAGCAGTCGTAGCCGATGTATTTGCATGAGCGATAATAGCTGCATTTGGATTAGCAGTATTAAATGCTGAACTTGAAACAGAACTCTGAGCGACACAACTGGCTTGAGCAGATGAATAGTTAACTGCAATCGAACTCACAACAGCTGACGCTGCTACTGAAGCTGCGTTGTAAACCTCAGAGTTAGCCGCGCTAGAAACGGCTGCGTTAGCATTGATGGTTGTATGAGCGACTGACTTCTTATGGCCAACTGAGATGGCAATACTGGAGCCAATAAAGGTTGCACTAGCCGAGGATACATTATAGCTAACACTTGATAGTGAGCTAGAGCCAGAAACACTTGCTTGAGCACCAGAAATCGCTATGGCTTCAGCAGTTACATTGCTCGTTGAATCAAATGCTGCACCAGCATCTACAACTGCATGAGCAGCAGCCGTTAACTCTGATACAGAAGCAATCGTAACTGAGGCTTCAATAACAGAATTTGATGATGCAGTAATTAAGGCGGAGCCATTAAGGGCTGCGCTTGCAAAAGAATTTATACTGGCTGAAACATCGTCAGCACTTGAAACAGATACAGTGCCACCCATACCGGAATGGTAAGCACAATAATAATAAAGAGTAGATGGGGTGTCTTCAGTGACAACAATGGAAATCGAAGAGCCAGCCTGACCTTGATTACCAGTAATGGTTACGCCAGTAGTGTACTCGCTGCCACCACCATGTGTGCCATTGTTAGTGGTGCTGAACCGTAAAGGATGAGAACCATTGCTAGAGCTTGATAAGTCGAATGTATATGTAGATCCGACTTTGAAATCTAATGGTCTATTAGATTGGCTAGCAATGACATAGTTACCGCCAGAAGCAGTAACCACAAAAGTTTGGGTGTCAGATCTAGATAGTGAGCTACTTGCAGTAACGCTAGCATTTAAGCCATGAATAATACTAGAGGTTGCGATGATGTTAGATTGAGCAGTAACAGTGGCATAAGAGAACGCTCCTGAAGTTGCAACGGCAGTTAATGCAGCGCTTGCAACCAAAGTGGTCTGTGCCACCGCTTTCTTTTCACCGACTGAGATCGCTAAGCTTGAGCCAATAAAGACACCATAGGCATCCCATACGACATAAGTTGATGAATCGACTTCACTTGATGCGGATACACCAGCACTTGATTGAAGAATACAGTGTGCAGATGAACTTAGATTAGCTTGTGCCGCTACAGAACATTGGGCTGAGGCTTGCGCTGAGCTTTCTGATAGAACTGAGCAAGAGCTGATAACACTGGCTGTTGCTGGAGTGACTATAAAGGTAGATGAGGAAGAATCGGCAGTCGCATTGATAGATGCCTGCACGCCTCGATGAACATTTGCACTAGAGGACATAGCTGCATTAGCAACCAATGTTCCAGAGGAGAAAGTGACCTTACCTGAGTTAGCGGTTAGGTTACACTCTGCTTGTAATGAAGCAGACGCGTAGGCCACCCTCGATCCTACAGCAACATTCGTTGCTTGAGCCGTAACGTACACGACTGCTTGCCTGTGAACCACAGCATTAGCATCACTGCTTGCTGCACAAACTATTTCAGCGTTACTAAACTTAACTCTATACCCTTCTACGTTTGCAGCTGCGTTACAACCTAGTGTGGCAGTAGCCATGGCAAAACGAACAACAGATTGCGTTGTTGTTAATGCGACTGAGTTGATTACAGCAGCGGTAGCATGAGAGTGTAAAGTTGCTTGAGCAGAAGCAGATGCCCCTGCACTTAATGATGCCGCACCCTCAACTGTTGTCACCTCTGCCGAAGCAGAGATAACACCAATCGCGTGTGTATTGAGTGCGGAAAAGTTCATTTAGTCTAGTGTCACCGTAACACCACTGACAGCAAACGACAGTACATCGTCAGCGGTTAGTGTCTTGGACGTTGCCAAATTGGTGTGATAAAGCATGTTGCCACTGGATGCCGCATCGAAAATGCCGATGTGACTAATGGTAACGTTAGACCCTACCAATGCAGGAAACTGAATCTGGGTTGAGCTGTTAACGGCTCCACCAGAAATAGTGCCAAACGACATTGCTTGACGGGCATAGTTAGTCCATGCACCTTCAGCGCCACCAGAAGCCGCGTCAGTAGGATCACCGATGAATACAGCTAAATAGGCCTGAGAAATATCGGGAAAGTCACCACCCTTTAAGGTGGCATTGAGAATATGCTGCTCAAGATAATCAGAAAACTTAGACATTGCTAACTCCAAATAAGGTTTTAAGTTGCACTAAATAGTGCAGGATTGGGCCAGCGCCCCTACGCTCCAAATCGAACTGACTTAACGCGGAGATTTGTACTGTCGTAACCTTGCATCTGAGCAACCTTGGCCCTAGCAAGTTCACGATCAAATAGTTGCCTGTAATAGGCCGCACGATTAGGGTCATACCATTCTGTATTCGCCATCATGCAAAGGAAGTGTTTCGCTCCAGTTTCAATGGCAGTTCGCCATCGAACACCCAGCTCATAAGGAATGCTCGTTGCATTTTGTTTCGGCTTTAATGCCATACGACACTCAAGCTCTTCAGATACTTTAGGTATGGGTGCCATGCGAGTGGTTAATATTCCATCGGTGGAGTAATAAAGTGGAGTGGCCCATCGGGTTTCATCTTCAACGTCACCCTGCAGCTGAGACATCTTACGAACTGAAATGGGTATTAACTCCACGCCTTTTCTAGAAATAGAAATAAGCTGAACCAGCTCTGCATTCCTTGGAATAGGCAAGTCATGCTCTATCTCTCCAGCCTCTGTATCAAGAGTGTCTTCTGTATGTTCCCAAATGAGGGTTCGCTCACACAGTTCAGAAGTCGCTCTGCGTAGAGAATGTATAATCGTAAATGATGGTGCGCCTTGAATCTCAACTACTACATCAGGAACAAGGGTCTCTAACTTTATATCAGCCATGGGTTATTCCTAAGAGTTAACTGCATCTGCGCCTTGTACTGCTCTCATCTGTGCACTAGAAGCATCAATCTTTGACTTAACACCCAATGAAGAAGCAAAGCCCATCATGTGAACTTGAGCACGAGTCGCATTACCTGCAAACTCCGCGTCTTTGTTATAGGCACGATAGAGAATAAAATCCAACAGAGCATTGGCATAAATATCATCTACGCCTATCTTCGTGGTTGATGCTGCTGAATTTAATGTTTCGTCTGCATTTACAATCGAAATCTCAGTAGGCAATTTTGAATATATAATCTCTAATCTTGCTAAAGAATTAGGTCGGGGATACAAGTAGAATGTCTTTGGATCCCGCTCGTCATAGACAAAATGATCTATGTTCACGCCAGCCGTTGCGTTATGCCATGCAGGTACTTGGTCATCGAGAACGGATCTCTGAATCAATCGAGTTGCCTTATAGGTAGAAGTTGCTGCTGTGTTACGAATAACTTCCATCAACCTCAATCCATCAGCTGGAAGAGTCTGTTTGGAAGAGTCTGCGACAGGCGTAAACTCCTCATTAATAGTATTGGCATCAGGCCGATACAGGACTACTTCTTTATGAGCATCATTCAACCAGTACTGAAGTTCAGAGTTTGGCCACCGCGTGCCAGACGAGCTTGTGTCCTGCAAAACAATCTTGGCTCTACTGATAATTTCTTTGGCTAACGTGACGGCCATGGATTACTCCTAGATTAATTTACCGCTTGAATCACATGGCATCCAATCAGGGTTCATCTCACCCCATGGAATGGTTGGATAAGGAAAGCCATCAACAGGATTACGAACAAACTTAATAGTGGGTTCCTTAGTTGCCTTATTGGTTTCTTTCTTCTCAACCTTTGGTTCGGTGAGACCTAAATGGTCTTTAATCATCTTCGTAGCATCGGCTCTTAGGGTGCTGGCCTTGCTGCGCTTATCCATGTCGATACTGAAATGCTGCTTAACATAGCTTTCAAGATCATCTTTAGACATGGTTTCAATAAATTCTAAGTCTTCCTTAGATATTGCCGTCTGCATTTTTAGGGCTTTACCTTTAGACATGATTTCTCCTCAAAAAAAACCCCCACCTCGAGCGAATCGAGATGAGGGCTATGATCTACTTCTTAGCGTTTAACAAAACAGCAGAGGTAGGTTGAACGACTTTGTAGCCGTATACTTTTAAACCACGGATGGCATCACCGAAACGGCTTTCCAAACGTAGGGTTTCAGTCTTAACAAACTGGCTAGCAAACGTAGCGAACTGGGTAGTACCACCCAAGATCTTATACTGAGCATCAGCGTCAGCTACGGCTGCGGCTGCGGCATCGTCACCACGAATCGGCACGTTGTTAGACTGATAGATCGTAAAGCGATCAATGATGCCTAGCTTTCCATTACGCGCAATCGAGGTAGAATCACCTGACTGGTTAGCGTTCTGAAGATCAGACTTCTTGATCATTGAACAGATCCAAGGTGGTAGAACCAACCAACGGCCAGATTCAGCCTGATCAGCTTCGTCCAACTTGTTACCCATATCAATGATATGGTCAATAACATTAGCCGAAGTGATCTGTATGGCATTAGCATACAATGCACCACCAATGATATTGCCAGCAGCAACGCCACTGTAAATACCATTTAATACATCGCTATCAACAGCAATCTTCATACGCTCACCAGCATCACGAGTTGCCTCGTTAACTAGCTGAATATCAGATTGAGCCATCAACACATCGTCAACCTTGAAAGCAAACATTTTAGCTTTGTCGATTAACAACTCTAGCTCGGTATCGTTAAGATCCGCATAGCTAGTGATTGGTGTTGCGTGAGCTGGATCGTAATCCGAGATGCCCACAGTTGGTGTGTGACGAACATGAACCTTGCTACCATGGCCAGAAATATCGCCTTGGTAGTCAGTGTTACAAATTGCGTCTAACACTGTGGTTTTATAAAAATTAGCAAGTAACTTCTTGCTCCATACTTCAGGTATAAATCGACCGCCTGCGCCGTCTGCAAATGGAAGTGCCATTGCCCTTCTCCTTATTTAGAAAATAAATTTTCGAGTCAGGAAAGGGAATCAATCCTAACTCGTCATAACTGACCGGATAACATGGCCTGATCAATTTGATCGGCATGCTTTTCATACTCAGAAAGACTCATGTTTTTAATTTGTTCACGAGTAAACTGAGTAGTCTTTTGGCCAGTGTTGTTGGAACGAACAGATGAAACAGCCGGATCAGCCGCCTTCTTTGCATCGTCCAAAAGCTGCTTTTGCTTATCCGCTTTAGCGTTCACGGGACTAGCACCTACAGCCTCTTTGTACGAGGAGAGCATCCAAATAACCGATTGAGGGCTGCCAGAACGGAGGATGTCTTGAACTTCTTTAGGTTGGCGTGAGGCCCATCCCTGAAAATCAGGCGTATCAACAACTTCGTAGGCGTCTGCATGTCCTTCAATGATGGCTTCACGATGTTCTACTTCTGCTTTATTAGCGTCCGTAGATTTCTGTGACTGCTCCATTTGGGATAGCTGCCCACTCATCTTGTCGATAAGTTGTTTTTGGGTGCGCATGGTATTTACGAGAGGATTAAAGTCTTCACCGTATTCATCCACAAAGGATGTTAGGTCATCCGCCTCAGCCACTAATGGCCTTGGTGGAGCGTCTCCACTAGGAGCTAATGCTGGCATGGTAGCCATCATCTTGGCGCTTTCTAGCTGAGCTTGAAGGGCTTCATTCTGCTTGCGAAGTTCTGAGGCTTCCATCGAAGCTTTCGTCATCTTCTTGCGTGCGTTCTCGTAAGAGGCTTGCGCGTTATGAATACGCTCTTGCGCATTCTTTATACTCACTCCATCAGTTTCAAAGTTAGCTGAGTTGTCCTCTTCAGGTTCTGCTTCAGTTGCCACTGCCGCTTCTTCTGCTTTGGGTTCTGCTTTGTTTGTTACTTCTGGTTCAACCACTTGGGATTCAATACCATCAGCTTCAGCTTGCGCCTCTGCCAACTCAGTCACTTCAACCTTGTCCTGTTCGGGGGCTGATGTAGCCTGTCTTAAAGCCTCGTCTGCTTCCGCTTCTAAACGGTCTATTTGCTCTGGTGTCACTTGCTCTCTCCGCAATGATGGGTATCAGGCCGATCCGCGCCTTGTCCTGTTCGGGGGCACTTATTCGGGAATTCCTTCACCCGCTCCAATTCAGCTGGGGCGAAATCGCTTATCCAGCCAGAAAAAAATAAAGCTATGTGTTGAGGAGTTTCTGCGCAGTCTCTTCGATCTGCAGCAGCTTACGAAGCACCGCACATTCACCTTGTAACGTGCGATAAGCACCAAGGTCGTGAGGGTTCGTCTCCATGTCTTCCTTCGCAATGTCATACATGCGTTGGAGGTATTCTTTGAAGCGACCCCATTGATCGGGGTTGCTATATGTGAGGTACATGACAGCTTCAACTTCTGATCGCTGTAATTGTTTTCGATTCATTTGGTTAGCCCATATTGCTTAGCCACAAGTCGGACATAACCTGCATCAAGTTCGATGGCATCAAGGAATAGAGCATCGGGACACTGCAGGTAATCCCATGCACTGTCCTGAATGTTTGGTTTGATGTGGGCTAAATCCGCCACCGCTTGCTTAATGACAGCAAACGCTAGGCGATTTTCTGGGAGACTGAGTTGCAGTCCTTTACGAATGTGTTTAACAGCTAGCTCAGCTCTAATCACCTTGGATAAGGTATAAAACTTTTTAGGATCACCACCTATACTGAGATACCAAAGATCTGGTTCGTATCTTTCAGTATGGTATTCCATACATTACTGACTAAACCCATCTGGGGTCTTGCCTTGTTGTACAGATTGAACTGTTTGAGCCGCATATGCCCTGTCTCGAGCAGCTTCTGCCTCTCGTTCTGCAGGTAATGTCTCAGCATCAACCATATTGAGCATCGCTTGTGACTGTTCTCTCTTAGCTTGAGCCTGAAGTTTAGCGATTGTGGCCGCTTGTTCAGCCATCTCAGCTTCCATATGAGCTTCTCGCATCTGATCATCTGCTGTTTGCCTTGCTTCTTGAGCTTGCATCGACTCGTCATCAGGCACTGGCATGAACTTATCAGGGTCTAGATCAAGAGATCTGGCTACTTCGCCCAGCACAACGCGTCTATCTGTTAACGGCAGATCAACTTCGTTGGTTGTCATCTGAGCAAACTGAATAAGACGCTGAGATTGGACTTCCTTAGCCAATAATGCGGTAGAACCACGGGCGACAATTTTCATATCACCTTTGATTTCTTCTTTAATGTTCCATCTCATGTTCCAGTTGTACAAACTGACAATTAGAGGACGCGTCAAATAGTCATCAATGTTCTTAATTATTGATTTAACTGCAATAGAAGCTGCACCCATCATCATGGATATGCCTGATGCTGTCTTAGTCATGCCCGGAGTATTCTGTCCGTGGCTATAAGATGGCATTGATGTTTCTTCATCAGCGAAGCGTCTGAACAATTCGATCACAGTGGTTAGATGCTGAGATACATTCTGCGGCTGATAGAACCTGAGCATCGGTGTGGCTGAATCACCACCCTCACGTAACCAAATCTTCCATGGGTGAATGTCAGTAACATCCGCTCCAGCTGGAAGCATGTTGGTATTGACCTCAACTTGAGGGCCAGAAGAAATTGCTTGGTTATCAATGAAGATTCTTACTGCAGCGTTAATGGTGTCTTGCGAATCACGCATCATCTTAGGAACGCCTGTGCCCCACAACTGATGGGGAGTGCGTTCGTAAGGAAATAACTGATAGGGAAGCTCCCCACCTTGGTGTGGATTCAATCGAGCACGAATAACTTTAGATCCACAGATCCAGACGTTAGCCTCATACTCTTCAGTTTCATCTTCTATTTCTAATCCAGCCTTTTGAAGTTCAAGACCATCGACTAAACCCCACCACTCAATGACCTCATAGCGATTTGATGTGGTCTTCATTAACTGACCAGCAATGTGGCGTCTTGACTGTTCGTGGGTTTCTTCAACATGGTTTCCATCAGGATTATCGGAAACGATTTCATCTATGTTTTCTGTACTAAATCCAGTCATTTTCTTTAGCGCACGAAACTGATGCTTCGTCATTACATGGCGGTGAAACACACCAGATAAATCACTCAAGTCAATTGCATAAGGATCAGGATAAACATCGAAAATTGATACATACTCGATATTTGGTTTAGCGATTTCTTCTGAGGACATTGTCCAGCCATCAGGAGTTTCTGACCATCTCTGTTTATTTTCCACTTTTACAGTGGATCCTTTCACACAACCTGTACCCAGCATGCAAGATTCCATAATGGCTTTCTTGTACACACCTTCATAATTCAATTCTTCTAACTGATCCTTCATTTCGAGAGTCATCAGCTCAGCACGTTTTTTAGCAATTTTTCGAGATTCTGCTGCAGCCTCTTCCATCACTTCTGCAACGCGCTGCTTTGCTAACTCCATCGGATCTATCTGTAACTCGCCACCTTCAGCTTGTAACTGCTGCATGATGGCCTCTACTTCAAACATGGCCTTTTGGTTAAGCTCAATAATAGAAGGTTCATCCATCATCTCGGGGACGCTGGTGGGTTCTATACTCCAAGGCATGTCTCCACTGGGAAACAATAAATCAATGATGCGACTATAAGCCGCCATTGTTTTTTCACGAGTTAGACGAACATAGATCTGTGATCGGTTGGGGTCAGCAGACAAACGAGCCTGTGTGTCTTCGTCATACTGAGCATTGAACGCACGCAGATCTTTAACCCAATCGTCTTCAATGTCTTTACGGGCATCGCTCCATTCTTCAAAACGATTACGCAGCGTTCCGCCTAATGAATCAGCAACTCTTTCGTTGTTCTCTGATTCATCGTTTTGAGGCTCTTCACCTTCTTTGTAATCAATTATCATTTAATACCCTACACCCGCTTGAGCGGCCTTAAACTGTCGTATACTTACTACGGAGTGGCCATAATTTCTTGGCATCCTCCGATACATTTCACAAGCGATGGCATAAGACATGACGCGGTCATCGTAATAACCATGTCTTGAATTAGTGCTACCGTTTGACTGAACGATGTAAGTTTCCATTTCATCAATTGTTTCTTGGCAGACAATGCCAGAATCAGAATCTCGGATAATGGATGCGAGGTTGTCGATGATTAAAGGTTTGGAACGAGATGTTGTAAGCCAGCCAACTTTCTTAAATTGTTTGCCGTCATACTCACGTTCTAATTCTTCTTGCATATAAAGGTTGGGGTAACCTTTATTCTTTAATATGGTTAGGGTAGTAAGCCCGTGGTTGTTTCGCTCAACTCCCATAAAGGCTCTGCGATATAGCATGCCCAAGGCGTAGAGCAAATCACCAAAATGATCAGGAGCAATTTTTCCATGCCACTGAGCTACTTGATTACCGTTTTGGTCTAAGACATCTGCACACGAGAAGTCACCCTTCTCTAAGCCTTCTGCAACGTCAACGCCTATAACGTAACGAGAATTCGATTGAGGTAAATCCCAAACCCTTAAACAGCCATCATCTTTTTCAATCAGTGTCTGCGATTCAATCTGAAGGTCAGCTCTCATCATTGGGGAGTAGCACTCATCTCTTGCGGCCATAAGCCATGAAGAGACAAACACACTGCGACCCGATGAGATGAACGCTTCGTTTGCTGAAATGGGGTACTCTTGACGGAACAAGTCATCAGAGCGAAGCTCCATGATTTTATTGCGCCTCCAATAAAGCTGATCGTTTGTTAAGCCAAGGCTCTCTACCATCTGCTCTTCTTGTTTTGTCCTAACGAAATCTACTGGAGATAACATGACGTATTCAGGTTGCCAGTACCAAGGCACAAATATTAATTGGTATGTGCCTTCGCCTCGCTGTGCTGCCTGAACCATTTCATAGAACACACCACCAACACCGTTGGCAGTTGATTCAAGAATAACTTCAGTACCATCCTCCGATGGAACGGCTTGCAATACACCAGCTAGATGCTCTTCACCGTTGGGCCAGAAACCAACTTCTGATCCATGAAATAATTGTAGGGTTTGAGATCGACCTACTGCTTTGTTACCTGCAGTACCCACCTTGTAACCAGAGTCTATCTTGTCGAACATCAACTCTTTGGCGTTTGAACTAGAGACGGATGGCTTGAAAGGATTGCCTTCGTGATAACGTCTTACCATATCAAACAAGTTGGCCGTGGCTTCATGCTCGTGTGTAAGGATGAACGCACGCTTGCCTCGGTTCTGACTCACCTTATGATAGAAACGAGCCTCAGTGTAAGTTGAGCAGCCTTGTTGCCTACCTTTAAGAACAAGTGCCCTCACCTTTCCAGTCTCAACAATCTGCTTCTCTAATTTCTCATGAATGAACTGCTGGGCTTTGTTGAGCACAAACCGCTTCTCATCACCTTTCTTTGTCCTGATGTTGAGGCACGACTTCGCAAAATAAGGGAAGTTAGTTTTTAACGCCTGAAGCTTTTGTTTTTCAGCAGGGGTCATATCCGATCAATGTCTTCGATGTTGACGACAGTGGATGACTCAATGTAATCACCCTCAATGGCGTCATCGTCCAATGCAGGTAGATCAGCGATAACAGATTCAATAGCAATCTTTGAATCAACAGTCCTCTTGTCAGTGAACATGGCTAAGTGACGACCCAACTGAGTCCAAGCTGTTACCCTAGATCCGGGCGAACCGAACTCCATATCCTTTGCTTCTTTGATAAGCCCTCGGACAACCATCTCTTCGTCCACTAAAGATTTTTCTTTAAGCTCGTTCATTCGCTCTTGCATAAATAGCCTTGAGTGATGTTTATTCAATATCCTTACAGCGACCTTCTTATGAATGATCTGTGCCTTCGCCATTGCTCTAGCCAAATCAAAATCAATCATGTACTCCATAAGGAAGTGTTCTTGTCGCACCGTGATAAGTGTTCCAGTCTCTTCTAAGACCTGACCACCATGACGCTGCTGCTGACTTTTTAGCCCGTTACGACTACACCAGCGTTTGAATTTATCTTTACGCACATCTTCTTTCGCCTTGTGTTTAGCGATGATGGCGTCTTCTTCTTTTTGCTTTGAGAGTTTCTCAGACCAAGCCTGTTTTTCGTCAGGGGTTAAAGGCACTTCTCTTTTAGTAGCGCCTTCACGACTTTGAACTGAATATGAGTCAGCCATAAAGATTTACTTTTAAATTTGGGGGGGGATCCTCACCGGTCTAGGAATCCGGTGAGGACAACTACTACGACCTAGGAGGAATCGCTGTAGGTATACTGCGACAGTGTAACCACCCACGAAATTTGTGGTCACCCATCAAGCAGAGACTCAGTCACTACAATCTGAATCTACCCCCTTTATTATAGATTCGTGCGCACTCCGTCAAGTGCTTATTTAAAAAAACTTCAACTAATTCAGTTACTTGACAACCGATTCCTATGATACCGTTCAGAAACTGTACCGTTTGGGTTCAGAAACTGTACCGTTTGGGTTCAGAAACTGTACCGTTTGGGTCATACACAAAACTACTTGGTAATGGTTACCCTTTTTACTGTATAAAAAACAACAAGTTATAGATGAATACACAAAACTTTTTGGTAATACCTCTATATACTTTTTGGAAAGCTCTGGATGGGGGGGGTAACTAACCATGCCATATATTTGGAGTTAGTTACCCCTGTCACCTAACGTATCCAAACGTTACTAAGCGTAGGTAATTAAGCAGAGTCGCGGAAGAATGTAAGTCCAAACAATTACGGCCATAAATGACTGCAGTTTACGTCCATTACTAGGGTGGTTTTATGGGTGTGATTAGGATGGTTTTGGTGGGTAGATTGAGGGTCTTTTACCATGGACTAAAAGCAAGGTAATCGGCAATCTTTGTAATAGGGGGGGTCGCTGAGTGACCATGGGGGGGTCGGCAGGTGAACGGGGTCGCTGATTGGCCCCCCTATATCTTGATTATGTTAGTGAACACTAACC